TTCTATATTCAGTTTCCATAGAAGCAATGTTATTATCCAAGCCAACATCTCCTTGAATAAACGCTTCATACATATGATTTTCATTTTTCATAACAAAATAATTTAATCCATCTGTTTTTGTCATAAAAGGTGTAACCAAATCATTCATTTGTTGCTGATATTCCGTTTTAATAATAATGCTATATGTAATATCCAAATAAACTGGCAGGGGCATTGTTATCGTTTCATAAACAATCTTTTTATTCTCAATGAGACGCCCAAGAGAATCACGTTTTGGATAAGTTGATTGTTTGTTGCCGGCAACCCCTCCTCTTAACCTTCTGGAATCAGCATTGGCAAAATTTGAGGTTTTATCTTGTTTTATTCTTCTCGCAATTGTTATCGAGCCGCCTTTTTCGTCGTTGATCCTTTGTATGTTGCCCCAAACAGAGCCTTTTTTGGCCAGATCTTTCACCACACTGGTCCTATCTATTATAATACGTGGAAAAATAAGCGTACCATCTTGATCTCTCAAGGTATTATCTTCTTTTGATTGAATAGCGCGTTCAGCTGTTGCCCAAATAATCGGAACCTTCTTCCAGCCTTTATTTGTTGTAGTGTGAATATCTAATTCTTCATTCAACCAATTATGTACAGCATAATCAATCGTCTCAAGTGTTGAAGGCATGAATGGTATTTCTCTTAGTTTAGCTACCATCAAATAGTCCCTTACGTGCTCTAATACATTTTGCGGAAATTTCCATTTTGTGATCAACTTGGCCAAAAATCTGTTTTGTCTCGTTCAATGTCACGATTTCATAATAATGAGATCCATATAACACAAAATCACCCTCTCTGACGAACAAATCTTGATCTTCGGTCAATCTTCTTTTGTGAAAATGAACAGTGATGCTTGACCTTCGATCAATTCCAGCACTAGTGTTCGTTGTTTCATGGCCTTCCCACTCAACTAGAGCATATACCCTAACCGGTGGCAGAAAGGTCTTCTCTATTGCCTCTCTATAAAGAGAATGAAAATCTGTATGATCTTTGCTTATTGGATAATACAGCACTTGTTGGCCAACAACTCGCTCAATGAGTTCATCATTGACCTGTTTAACTAGATTTCTCTCCTTCTCTCCTAAAAACAGAGGAGGTGGAGGATTTGCTGGTTGTGACCATTTGTTGTCAGCCATTGTCTATTACCCCACAAATATTCCACCCGGAATTGAAGAGTTGACCTTATTGACATTTTCTGTTATTGTTGCCTCTTGTTCAGCTAGCTTGGCATAAACCATTTCATCGAGAACTGTTTTAAGTTCTTCCCTGAGTTTTTCTTGCTCTTCTTTTGCCTGCGAAAGCAGTTCAGAATGGTTTAATGTAACTGATTCTCCCGGTATTGGTATAGTGGAAAACTTTCCTCTAACTTGTCCCAACGTTTCCTTTGAAAGTGCCAGAGCAAACCTTCGAACCCACTGCTTACCAATAGAGTTGATATTCTTATATGGAAGATTCTCGAATGGAAGAGTGTTCATATTGTTGATGCCTTTGACACTATCACGATATGCTGCATTAGGCTCCCAAGGATCTTCATCAATTGTAAAATTTATCCACATCTTCTTTGGATGAGATATAGTAACATCTGGAAACAATCTTAGTTTATTGTTTTTGATCTCGAAAGAGTAATGTGAAGTCCTAGTCCACAAGTTTGATTCAAAAGCCATGGCTTGAAGTTTGTTCTGCCAAGCCGGCACCAGTTCAAAATTGGCATCATCGGCAAACTGACCATATTGGTGAAGATTTCCTACGGTATTTAAACCTCCGTAATATCCATAAAACCTCCACATAGCGTGCGGAGTCTTATAAAATACTTTTCGAATTGTTATTCTTCGATCTGTCACATTTCCAAAATAAGGAACGGCGCTGTCAGTAGCTGCAGAAGATGAAACTATTGACTGCAAATCATAATCCTGTGTACCAACCGAAGTATTAAAAGACGCCGAATATATAGTTTGTTGTCCACCAATACCGACTTCAGTAGAAGTAGCATCTCCTACGCGTTTGGCAAAACCAAATTGAAATTTAGGAAATGCAAGAGCAATGTTACTTCCGGATAATCCATCTCCTGAGAGAAGTTGACCTTGGTGATCAAACGAACCAGTGGTTCTACCCAACAAAGTATCCAATACATTTTTAGATTGATGAGAATTGACTAGGTAACTATATTCCAACACTGACTCTTCATAAGAAGCATAAACGTTTTGTGTTGTTATCTCTATATCTAAAATGTCTCCACCAAGTTTCCTATATGTATAGGATACTTGCTCAACTGCTCCAGAGACAAAGTTTGTGTCTGCTAGCGCACCATCGGTAGCATAATAACCAAATGGTAAATTTGCTAATGTAACGTCACCATGCGTACCTGTAGATGGCAACTTGATAGCGCTAGTTGTGCTTGATGGTGTTAAGGTTGGAACCGCCATTAAACTATATCTCCTCGGGTATAATTAGTTGCCGGCGTTACAAAACTACTTATCTTTCTTTATAGTAGTTCGTTTGGATCTTTTTCTGGTTTTACGAGTTGTGGATGTTTTCTTTGCGATCTTAGGAACGGGTTTTTCTGCCACTGGTTTTGACTCGACAATCGAAGCCTTTTCAACAATTGTGGATGTTTTCTTTGTGATCTTAGGAACGGGTTTTTCTGCCACTGGTTTTGACTCGACAATTGATTCTACTTTTTCGTGGCTTTTCAACCTCGCAATTGTTGCTCTCAAACCGGCATACTTCTTAGCATACTTGGGGCTTGTCAGTTTTCTTCTTCTCTTTCCCATAATACCTCCTGGGTTGTATAATAAATAGTTGATTTTCAATAAAAAACCCCACGCCGTTGAAAACGTGGGGTTTGATATTAACAAGGTTTTTAATTATTATTAAGCATTAGTGGCGGCGTCTGCAAATAATGTATCAGACGCATCGATTATGAAGCCGTGGGCAACATATCTGTCCCCCAGACAAACGATTCTCACCAATTCACCAGAAGTACCGGCGGTCTTCCATCCAATAAAATTATTGCTCGTTCCATTGCCGATAGAGCCGCCCCCGCCGTCAGCAGCACAGAGAATTCCAGTAAAAAAAGTTCCATCTCCTACGGTTACATTAATATTATTGTCCATAGTATCGCCATCTTCTTCGTCTGCCATCACTTCGCACCACCAGCCTTTGCCAGCATCGGCGGCAGCTGGTAGTGTCAAAGTCACATCAGCTGCAGGATTCACGTTAAAAAGCGTTCCACAATCAGCTATTGTGATAGTCTTAGACGCGGTTAATTCTTCAATCTTAATCCGGTTAGCTGCATATCTTCCTGATTTACTCATCTTTTTTAAATCTCCTTTTGATTTAGGCTATTCGCCTTAATTTGTTTCATATTAACCGTCCGAACCAGTTATAGCTCCACTACCACTCACAACACCATTAGCGATCCACCCATCGAGGCCGCCATACTGGGAGTTTGGAATTGCCACCAATTCTAATGTATCCCCTAGGGCCCCTTTGGCAACAACAAACGAAGCAGTCGCGTTCCCCGGGAAGTTCTGTCCAGCCGGATTGCCTTCGAGAGCGGAGGCGGCAACCGAACCCAAAATATAATTAGTAGTAGCCTCCGGCGCAACGCGGATATTCACGTTCCCATAGGCGCTCTCAAAGGCCGTCAGGATAAATTTATACCAACAACCTTTTCCAGCAGTGTCGATGTCTGGCAAAATAACACTATATGCTGTAGAGGATGCTGAAAGTTCAAATATTGTTCCACATTCTGAAACCTTAACAGTCTTTGCTGCGGAAATAGTTTTTATCTTTTTTCTATCTGCTGAATATCTTCCTAACTTGCTCATCCTTTTAATTCCCCTTTTGATTTAGTTATTCGTTTCATATTAAATAGTCGTGACTTGTTTAAACTTCCAAAAGAAATACAAAAAAAGCCCGCCCTGACGGGCGGGCTTTAATTGTTAGTTAGCTATTGTTTAGCTAGCTCCACTCTCTCCGAGCAAGCCGCGAACAACAACCAGACCATACATATCAGGTCTGACCATCTTCTTAGCATAACGAGTCATCACGCCCTTGCGAGGCACGAAGTCTTCGATACCGAAGATCGTCGGAGTAACCTGCAGCGGTACATAAGGAGCATAAACATAGCCGCTCTCAAGGAACGAACCACCCTTACGACCAACCAAGACGAGGTTACGAGGGAAATAGGGGTCAACATAGACGTCCCACTTCTTACTCATAGCGCCAACCTTGACAGTTCCGACAGTGCCACGATCGTCATCAGCAGTCACACTAGCTCGAAAGCCAGAGGTAAACTCAAGGACGTTCGCAACTTCAGGAGAAGTAACAATAAAGTTAGCTCCACCACGAAGTGTCTTACGATGAATCTGTGCAGACACATCATTAATGGTCTCAGCAAGAGTCTCATACCACTCACTAACTGTACCCGTGAAATCGGGAGCAGCTGCTGTAGCACCAAGCTCGGTGCCGGTTGCTCGATTAACGAACAGACCAGGCGAGCGCGACCAGTAATACGTTCCAGCAGTAGCCAGTCGTACAAGATCATTAAGAATCTCCCGGTCAATCTCAAGAGCAATCTGCTCAGAGAGAATACTCGTAAGTTCAACCTCTGCATCCAAGTTGTGATAAGCGTTGAGATCCTGGCCAAGTTCCGGAGTCCACTTCGCTTTCAGCTTCTTAGTTACAGCAGTGACACTCACCGAATCGACCTTGATGTCGATCTCGGGAATTTCTGTGTTATTCTCTAGACCCCACGTAGTGGTTCCAGCAATAGCACCAATAGCATTGGCGTCACCAGCAGCTGCAGTACCATCAAAAGCATCCTTTTCCGGATAATGAACTGTAATTGCCACTGCTGTATCCGCAGCTGCAGCTGTTGAATCACCGTGCATAGTAAACTCAACGGTAGCTACATCAACACGTCTAGTCAATCGACGAACTGGGCGAATATCTTCATTTGCATCCAGACCAAATGCAACGCCAGATCCGCTAGCCTGTGGGCGAATATCAAGGAGAATCATGTTTTCCATATTGATATTCGCCTGTTGAGCGGCAGTAAGAGTAACATGTACCTGTTGAACTTTATCAGTACTCTCGGCGTTCAAAAGATCCGGATCAAAACGCAAGTCTTTCTTCTGAGCTTCCGACAGCGCGCTGATTGCAGTAAAAGCTGCCAAGTTAGCGGTTGCACCCGGGAAGCCGTTTGCAGCAGTAACTGCGGCGGCAGGGGCAATTGCGCTAGCTGCAAGAGGAAGCGTTCCAGATGGCGAAGAATAACCTTGGTTAAGGTTGTAAAACCCCTTATCAGCATTATCTCCAGTAGAGGTAACACCCGCATCACGAGCTTCTTGACTAAGGTCCACACCACCAGTGATCTCCTGGCCAACCCTTCCACCACCGTATAATGAATCATTTGCACGATAATCATATCTCGCAGCCGTATACTGAAAATCAAGGAAGAAGATCAGTCCAGAGGGCAAACTCATGGGCTGAACACTTACAAGATCATTTGCAATAAGTCCACCGAACACTCGACGGACGATCGGAAACGCGACGGCCGCGAAACCCTCGACGTCACCACCAGCCATAGACGAAGCTTCCTTCAGAAGCTGCTTGGCCTGGTTTTCAAGAAGGCGTGCCATAGTAGACTTCTTTCGATCTCCTCCGAGACCTTCAAGAAGGCCAGTTGCCTCCCACTTATTAAGAAGGGCATCGCCCTCCTTTTGAAGATCTCGATCAACGATACCTTCAGTTAATTTTTCTAAAATACTCATTTCTTTTAAACCTCCTATTGTTTTAAAAATAAACTATTTAATTCCCGCAAGCTTTCGCATGCGATCTCGGACCGGATTTGGTAAGCCGGAATCACGCGTCTTTTGACGATTAACCCTAAGCACAGAATTCCTTCTTTCCAAAGCTTCGTTCAGTGATTTTGGTTCTTTTTTTCTTGAAAAGTTGGAACCCACTGCACTTTGAAGCGTTTCGTAAAGAACTCTAGCTTCTTCTACCGTATCCGCTTTTGAAATAGCTTCGACAATTTTTCTTTTTTGTCGCTCATTCAGGGAGGTGCTACTTAAAATCTTGTTTGAATAAAGCAATCTAGCGTTTGATGATACCATTTCTTCGAGCTTTTCTTTAAGCATCATCACTGCTTTCTTGTGTTGCTTCGTGTTACTAACTAGTTGTTTGTTTGTCTTAATTACTTTTTTAAGACTTTCTTTTAATTCTTCGTTTTCTTCTTTGTATTCAGAACTTTGCATTCGGGCGAGATCTAAATCTTTCTCAAACTCCAATTCTGCTTCGGGCCTGCCTGCCCACCCACTCATTTGAGGAGACATATCAACAAGAAGCTTTTCAATCAATTCTTCATCGATCTCGATATCTTCTTCTAATGCAAAAAGTTCTTCGTCTTCTTCTGGCATCTGCAACCCGGCAGTCACTTCAGCAGCTGCTTCTTCCTCTGTCTCTTCTGGTACACCCTCTTCTTCACTTATAGCTTTCTGAAGAGCGCTCAAATCCATGGTCACGATGGCTTCATCATCTGGACAAGGACAAAGATCTTCGCCGGCGGTGGCTGCATCGGCAACATCTACATCATCAAATGTTTCTCCTCCACCTTCTAATGGTGCTAATGGTGCTGCTTCTCCTCCCAACAACTCTTCCTCTTCGGGTTGTTCTAGAAGAGATTCGACTGCCTCTTTAATATCGGCAGAATACTTTTCAATAATTGTTTGTTCTGCGTTTTTGACAGCGGCTTCTTTTAATGCACTAGCATCGACAATCGCCTGTTCTAACATTGATGACATATATAACTCCTTGAATACATTATTAATAAATAGATGTTCACAAATAAATAGTATTTAGTTCTTTAAAATGACTATATGTGTTGATTTTCTGTTATCTCCGACTTTCATATAGTTACTCTACTTTATCCTATAGCTCAATAAAATCTGGTGAAGGACTGAAAAATATCAAATCTACATCAATTGAATGTCCTATAACTCTGACAACTTCTCCAGAACCCGATGGTATTACAGTTGTATATTGACCGGCAACAAAGCTGGCATATACTTGTCCTCCAATATCAAAGGCGCCTGGGCCAGCAGATCCAGTAATAAGAGAGCTTGTTAGTTGACACAACCCACGAGTAAGAACTCCTTTGGAATGTGGTGGAGCAGTGTCACCGACAATTGCAATAAAAGCTGCATCGCCGGAACCAGTTGCAGCTGCATTAACTAAGCTCCATTGTTTTGTTGAATCTAAATAAACCAAATGGCCGGCGGCTACTCCAGCTGCGGAACCAGTGCCTGCAAATAGTATATCACCAGATTGATCGTATGCGCTAGTGAACGATGAAGAGTGAGTCTTAAGACCAACCCCGAAACCAGGCGAGAATATAGCTGCATTACCTATGGTCACATTGCCGCCACTCATTTCAACACTGCCAGTAAATTGATAATTGGCACTTTCTCTAAAGATTATGCTTCCAGTTGCTCCAGTGCCGTCTCCGACACCGCCGATTAACACAATGTCTCCACCATCATCATTTGTTACACTGGCTTCCGACCCTTGAATCTTAAATTCGCCAGTGGTCATGCCAAATAAAGCGGCAGGCTGAATTTTAGTCTCAGTGGGTCCAGCCTTAAGCTTGAGAAGATTCAGGCCTCCAGCAGTATTCCTCCCGCCTATTGCGATCTCGACTCGGTGATCAGCAGCAGGAAGTATTGAATTGTTTCCGAAAATATATATTTCTTCTGGATTGGCCGAAGAGGTCATTCTAAAATGAGCCCCTTCAAAGTCGGCATCGTATTCCAAACTGGTCTTGACTCCAGCTTTATCTATAGACAAAGTTGAAGCACTTATTTCAACACTGCCAGTAAATTGGTGAGTGTCGCCGGTGTCATTACCAAATTTTGTATCACCTAAATAAGTGGTTGTAGTGATCGTTTCGAACGCATATGATGTAATTGTTCCAGAAACATCTAAACCTCCAGAAAGTACAAGTTTATCGTTGGTATAATCATATGTAAAGTTGCTAGATCCACTAAGAGTAGATCCTGAATTGAATTGAACGTGTGTGTCGGCGCCACCCACAGTTGCAGCCGCGGCACCCGATATATATGCCCATCCTAAATTTGGCATTAGATATTATTCTCCTATAATAACATAATTAGTTCGTAATCAGTTATAAGCTATATCGATTGTCTAAAATTAGTTCCAAGTTGAAGATTGATGATTGGCAGAGTTCACAGAGGATAGTGAATATCTGATTTGAATTATTGTTCATTCGTCATGTTAAAAAGTGGAGCATGCGGCAAAGATATTAACTTCACCAGAATCTTCGTGAACAAAAGCAACCCTATCTATTCCCACTATATGATAAACTCGATATTCTCTGGCGCTTGGAACTTGACTCGCCACAGCGACTTCGGAATCAGCCACTGTTATAGAAGCAGCTGTTGGATTGGTGTTGTCACCAACTGGAAAAGGAGCTGACTCTGGTATCTCAAACCACCTTAAAAAAGCATGACAATATCCAAATATAGTCAACGCAGCTGGCGTGGTATCATGCGCATCTTCAACAAGGACATGCAAATATCTTTGATTTTCTGTAGCATAACCCTCAGTTGATGCAGTAATACCTTGTAAGTTGTTTGTATTCGCCAAAGGTGTAACCGTCCCACCTTGACTGCCGGCTAAATTCTTGGGGCTTCTTGTTCTTCCCCAACTATTATATAGTGCCATTGTTTATCTCCTAATCTCTCATCTTTTCTTCATATTGTTTTCGAAGCTTTTGAAGAACTTTTTCTCTTTTCTTTTTCTTCATTCTTCTTTTTTCAGAAGACTTCTTAAACCTTTGTTTTTCTATAACTTCTCTTAAAAAACCTTCTCTTTTGCATTTTTTAACGAAGCGCTTAATTGTTTTTTTTGGATCTTCTCCTCTTCTTGAAAAGATCTCAACGTTAATCCCCATATCTTCCTCTAATAATTAGTCCTAAATTAACTTACTCCAATTGGAATTAAACATTCCACTAATATCTACGCCGGCATCTCCAGGTTCAATATTTGCCAATGGAGATTGCTGATTACTTTCTGTCAATGGTTTTGTTCCCTCAAATATGTCTATACCATTAAAAGAGCCTCTCCCAACCGCATCCAACATTTTCTTTTTTTGTTCTTGCAATTGTTTTTTGGCATGCCCATTGGTTGGTTTACTGGCAACCTTTTGTTCTCTCTGTTCTCTAACAACCGGCGCAGCATTGACGCCTTTCATTACTTCACTAATAATTCCGGAAAGAACACCTTCTTCAAAGATGACTTCTTTGATACATTGTTTGATTAGTGGTTTGAGAATCTTTTTGAATTCGTTTGTTTTCATTTATCTCTCATTTTTGTTTTCTCTTTAAGCTTTCTACCGCAACTAAACCTCTGGTTCTGGTTTTGGAGCGTGAGGGCTTGCATAATTTGGATCTAAAATTCTACCTATGCGAGTAACGACACTTTTAGCTGCACTAAGTGCTTTTTTCATTTCTGGATCTGCTAGTAAATTAAGCTTTTTAGCATCATTAATCATATTTCCAACAATTCTGTCAACCTTTTTATGGTGTGAACGCATTAACGATTTTGCTTCTTCAGTGGCGCCGGTTGCTTTCCGTTCAGCAGCCTTTTTAGTCAATTCACCGGCAGCAGTTTCAGCACCTAATGCGCCAGCAGCCTTCGCTCCCAGGCCACTTGCAGCACCTTTGAGGCGGCTTTTAACACCCTTTCCCCGGGCTTTTAGTCGATCCAACCAACCTTCTTCAATTGCTTGATCAATCTCTTCCTGGATAATTTGATTTAATTGCTTTTCAGTTATTTTCATTTTATTCCTCCTTTATGTTAACACATGTAATATGCTATATAGCGCTCGATTAATTCGATCTGCTTTTGTCCACAATGTTTTTTGTCTGCTCTCCGAAAGATTCAAATATGCATTTGTCGTCGAGGGCTCAGACACAATATCAAAACAGATTAACTGAAAATCGTCTTCAACAATCGTTCCATCTTGACCTTCTGTGACAGAACCCAACCCTCGTGAAGAAATACCCAGTGAAACACCAGAATTGGCAAGCGATATCAGAATGTTACCAGATGGAGTGTTCAAACACTGAATCTTTCCCATGACGTTACTGCCATCCCACCACAATCTCTTCATCATGTGTGAGGCATTGCGAAGATTAACAACTGAATCTTCTGGATGATCTAATTCTCCCAGTGCTCTGTTCTCGTTTATGATCTTTTGATAGTTATTGACTTCTCGTTTTAGAATGTTTTCAGAATATATTCGGCCGTTGCCGTTCTTTTTGCCGGCACACTGTACAATACCGGTAAGAAAGACAGTACCATCGTTATTAACCATTCGCTTTTCAGCTTCAGTTAAATAATCTTGGCAAATACCACCTTCGCATAATTCATAATATTCTCTGAGTAATACTTTCTTGTTCATCTCAAATCCTTAATGCAGGCGCAACCTGCACGAATATGCTTCCTCGGCAGCAATTAGCAACTCTTGGAATCATGTAACGTTTCATTCTTGTCCTCCGAAATCAACTTTTAATCCATTATCATTAAACAACATTGATAATACATAGCTTGTTCCAGAACTCAACCATCCCAGAAGCAAAGCATTGATCAAATTATAATCAAATGTAAATAGTTCTGTATATCCATTTACGCAGAACAAAAATACACCAACCCAAAACCCCATACAAGCAGGGCAGTGAAAGAAACAATGCTTTGGTCTGATGTGATCAAGAATCTTTCCATAAACCAGTATTGATGTTAAACCGAAAGAACAGAGAATAAAGTATAATAGCCCTAGCATACTACTCTCTATATCCATAAGCAAAGTTTAGTCCATAGGGACTTCTAATATACATTGGTCTGAGAACGCCTTTCTTTTCGGCATGTCGAGTTGGATCGAAATCAGTAGATTCTTCATCAGATGGTTCTGTAAACCGATCTTCTTCTATCTGCTCAAACTTCTCTAAGTATTCAAAGTATGGTTTTTCAACTTCAAGCCACTTGGCGATACCCAAAAGAACATATTTGGATGAATTGTTTTCTTCAGTCACAGGAATCTTTGCTTCCATAGAACCAAAAACGTTCCCACCTTGAATGCTGTCTCTGTCGACGACACCGCGCTTAACTAAAAAGTCAAATAGCTTATCTTGTGTTTGATATGTTTCTTCTGTCAAAGAATCTTTTGAAAACGCAACAACTTTCATTTTCTCAGGCATCACAACAACATCGATATCTGGATGATCTCGAATAACAATGTCGCCTTCAAGAGTTTTTCTTGCGTTTAACTCGAAAGTTAATCTATTTTCTTCCTCTTCTCCTTCATCGCCTATTGTAATTGTGATATCAGCCATTAGCTCTGAATCTCCCGGGCAAGACCTTGTATTTTCAAAACCTGTCTTATCGTGCTTTCATTAATCGGTTTAAGTTTGATGCCGGCAATGAGATTCAACACTTTCTTTGTTGAATCAGTCATATTTGTATCTTCTTTAATCTCGTCCAATTCTAATGAAGAGTCCACAATCTCTATTAATCTTGTTATTTCTTCATTTAAATAAATTTTCAAATCGATGCTATCGTTGGAAAACGAAATAATATAATGGTTTAGTAATTGCTTCTGTTCTTCTAACAATCCTTCATACTGTGAATTAAACTTCTCAATAAAAGTCTTATAGGCCAGATTTCCTATTGACTTCATTACTTTCTTCTCTTTTGAAGTTGAAATGAGATCAGCAATAATTTTCTTTTCCAATAAAACCCTATTTTTAACCGTTACATCTTCATCAAACAATTGCGACAGTGTAGCCAAATCTTTATAATTGGGAACAAAATTGGAAAAAACAGATTTTGATAAAAACTTGTTTATCTTCGATATGACTTCACTTTGTTCTCTAAAGACTTCTCCTTTATCAAGTCTTTGATGGGCTGCTTTTGTTTCAAAAATGTATTTCTCGGCAGTGTGAGGGTCCATTTCTTCGCTGGTTAAGGTGTCTTTGTATAATTGTAACTCTTTTTGGAGAATTGTCCCTTTCTTAAAATGTTCTTTAAGAATAGAAAGAACGTTGGATTTTCTTTTTTTATTCTTCTTTATTATACTTTTGGTCAATTCTCTAACCAAAATTTCGTATAAAAACACCGTATTGCGTTTTTTATTGTGTTTCTTCGACATTATCTTTTTTCTCCAATTCTGCAATCAAATCTCTAATACCTTGATTTACTTCAATTAGAAGCTGTTCTTCATTATTATAATTAGATTCGTTGTCCCCAGAAAGACTTTCGCTTAGATTAATTAAACTCGGAGCTTTCCAAACGTTTCTTGTAGTAGGACGAGCAGTCTCGTCTGACCAAGAACCTTTTGTTCGCCTGTGGTTTGCTCCTATACCCCTTTTATCACTTTTAACCGGAAAATATACTTTTCCTTTTGAACCCGGAGTTACATAACCAGTACCACTATCTCGATGGCCTGGAGCGGCCAAGAGTGTTTCTTCTTCGCCGGCAAGCTCTTCCTCACCGCCAAGCTCTTCCTCACCGCCAAGTTCTTCTTCTCCGAACTCTTCTCCACCGAATTCTTCTCCTCCGAAGTCATCGCCTAATTCGCCCATTTCGCCGGCGCCGAGACCACCTTCCATCTCCTCTTCGCCGGCAGCTGCAGCTTCAAGAGCAGCAGCATATTTACGATCATAAAACTGTTCTCTCTGGTTGCGCAGGAATTCTTCTTCTGAAAGACTAAATATGTGTTCTGAAACCCAACGCTTGCTGAAATAACCTTCAGTGGCTGACCCAGCCGTATCAAACTTTGTTTTCCAATGCTCTAATTCTTGAATCTCAGCAATTCTCGAAGGATTGTTCAACTTAAGTTTAAAAGATATTAAATCGTTTGTTCGATATCCCAACGAATATAAGTGAACAATGCCGATCTTCTCAAGCTCTGACACAACTGATCTTTGCAATCTCTGAATAGTTCTGGCAAAGCGAATATCTTTTTGAGCCAACGTTGTTTTGTCTTCTTCTGCTCCTTCTCCACGAAACAAATACGATTGAGGAATCTTCAAAGCAGCAAACAATTTGTCCTTTAAATATTTGACATCATCAATATCTCCAGTATAAGAACCACCTGGAAGAGTTTCAACTCTAGAATTGATGCCGGCTCTCACCGGAATGAAATAATCTTCTTCAACAGAAAGAGGATTATATCGCAAATCCACACGACCAGTAGTGGGATCAACCAATTGGTTTCTCTTCATATTGGTGATTGTTTTTTGCATAAACTGTTCAATATCTTGAGGAGGAACATTGCCGGTGTCAATGTAAAACACACGACGTTCTGGCGAACGAACAATACGATAAGCCATCATTGCATCTTCTAGAAGAACCAGTTGGCGCCAGATACGCCGGGCACCTTCCAAAACTGATGTTCCATATGGAGCATACTTATCATTTCCCAAAATACGAATGTGCGCAACTTGCCAGTTCTCAAAAGTCAACCCACCGGAATTCCACTGAAATTGAACATAGTTTGGATTCGTCTTATCTTCTCCTTCGATCCTTTCTACTTGATCATAGGGTAAAGCAATGACATTTTTGACGCCATAATCTTCATTGACGTCAATATAAAGAAACATGTCACCATATTTGCACATCGTTCGACACCAACCAAAAAGATTGAATTCAATGTTCATTATATTATGATACAGAGAGTGCAGCACAGCTTTGATTTCTTCATTGGGACAATCGATTTTCAACAAAGGCTGTAAATCAGAAGACGTGGTCATTTCATCTGCATATATGTCCATTGCCGAATTAATAATCGGTTCATATTCCATTTGATCAAAATCAGCATATCGCTCCACGCGATTCTGATTTGCAATCATGCTTGTTTGAAGATTCTCAAATGGATTGTGAGCGGTCCGCTTAAAAGGTTGACCACTCAACGATTTAAACGTATTCGCAAACTTATCTAATTGATGCCGGCGATACTTTCGAATCGTTTGAGCACGATAGTCAATAATAGGCCCAGAAAAAACCCTTGTTAATTTTTTAAATAACCTAGAATCTGGGTTTTTGGGATTATTTATACTTGCCATATCTATCCTTTATATATCCATGCATATTGCTGTGTTTCTTTTTGTTTTTCTTTGTTGTGATGTGGCACATACCCTTTCATTCCCGGGATTGTCGTATTCATAGTATAGTCGACTTTTTTCATTGAATTCAAAAAAACCTTAGAATACTCTATACCTTTCTGATTAACAATTAGCGCAGTGTCTCTCACCCAGCAGGCGATTGCCAAGGCCATCATGAGGTCATCGTTATATCCTCGCATTGCTTCTGGTTTATTGTTGTTCCATACAAAGGTCTTTATTTCGTTGAGAAGGCGAGGAGAATATATCTTAATTATCTTGTTTCTAATAAATTCTTCCAATTTTGCAATAATCATTGGGCGAGTTTTTCCAGAAGTCGTGAATCCTGGAACACAATCGTTCCTGCCTTCTGTCGCAAATTGTTCAATATATTCGTGTGTTGACTTGATTGAATGATATACGTTTGTATATCCCAAATCTTTTATTTTCTCTACGACTGTGTATCCAATATTGTTGTTCTCGACAACAATCATGCAGTTTCCATATTCTTTGCCGACGTTATATACATATTCTGCATATATATCGGGCGTCGGTTTTCCTTGATACTCAGCAACAATTTCCATTGTGTTGAGATTTAATATGTGAAAAACGGAATAGTCCTTTCCATCTCCTCGGGCAACATCAGCAGACAAAAGATAGGTGCAGGCAGAATCGTATTCTTTCCAAATCCAAAAATTTCTATCAAACCCTGTCTTATATTTGGGCTCACAGATTTCTTCATTGATTCTTTTAATATCATCGGGATGAATGACGGTTTCACCGGAAGCATTAAAGTTGCACATATATTCTTGTGCAATTTGTCTCTTAGACATGTTCTTTGTTTCTGAATCAAACCATTTTTGATCACGATCGGGGTGGCGATCCCACATTAGTTTAACATTGCTGAATGAATTTAGTCCTAAGTTAGACTCAGTGTATGTCTGATGGAACCAGTTTCCAACACCGTTTGGTGTGGAAGCTACAATACAACGACCACCAGTTGAAATGGTTGGTGACAAACCTGTCCACAATTCATCTAGTCCTTCAACGTGTGCAGCTTCATCAATAATGAGAAGAGATAACGCTTCTGAACGGCCGGCATCAAACGCGGTAGAAGCGGCTTTTATTTGAGATCCATTTCCCAATTCGAAAGATGTCCTGTTATCAACTGAAATATTTGTTAGTCGTATCCAGCTTGGCAATGCTTTAATAATCGCTTTCACTTTTTTGACCAGCGTTGAAGCCGTCTGAAACTTGGTTGCCATCACGAGAATGTTTTTATCTCGATGAAATAGCATCATCCAAGAAATATAACCCGCCATTATTGTCGTAATGCCCATTTGACGAGCCTTAAGTATAACATTAAATCTGTGATCATTAAAACTTTCTAAAAGCTCTTCTTGATAATCATATGTTTTAAAGGGAATTAAACCGCGTACAGGGTGAGATATTCTAACATAATTGTTAATAAAATAGTTTGGATCTTTCCCAGATTTTACAATCTCTTGAACTAATTCCTTTTTGGATAATTGATAACTCATTCATTTCCAAATTTAGTCTTTCTTTCTTGTTACGTTTTTAGGTTTGGGAGACTTCTTGACAAGTTCCAACCACTTCTTAAAAGACTTCTCCAGCCGTTCTTCACTTGCTTCAGCAACAGGCTCAACGTCTCCAATTCCACCAATCTTATACCATTTATAAGCTTGAACCCAAGAACGAACCCTGGAAGTATTTTGAACAATAGCTTCCATTTCTCCTTCAGCAGTCAAAGTCAGGGCATCGCCGGTTACTTTCTTGTATTCTTTCTTAAGAAACTTTGCGATATCGTTAATCATGCTTTCTGTATCTGATTCGAAGTTCTTGTCGTGAACGTCTTTTAGCTTTACTTCAGAATGATAGTGGATACACAACAAATTTCCTGAAAACTTGACCTTAAAGCCATCCATCACACGAGAATCAAGAATTGAATCTCCTTCTTCTCTCTTCAAGCCAAAGGTATGTGCTTCGCCGTCATCCGTATAGCGAGCGTCGTGCCCTCCGTCATACGCATAAGTCAAAGCTTGCGATATTCCTCTGATAATCTCTAATGTTGTAGCCATTTTATTCTCCTTGTGGTCTCCAGCCAGAACGCCAGCGTTCTTCCCGGTTTTCTACATACTGTATATAGCACTTAAAACAACAATTATATTTATTCATATAAACATCATCCTGTGTTTTAAACGAATAAGTTTCACAAACCGGGCAAGTTCGTTCTTTTCCCTTAATAAGTAGTTTCTTGGGAATGAAAACTCCACTCACTTCTACTTTCTCGGATTTGTCTCTGATCTTGTCTCGCTTTTTATAAAACTCTTCAATTTGTTCTTGATATTCTTTTTCTTTTTCTTCATTCCAATCTTTTTTTGGATTTTGAATTGCCTCTTCGCCATACTTCTTTGCTATGGCTTTTTCGACTTTGACGATGTAGTGTGGATCTTTGTGTTCTTTAATCATAATCCTACCTTGGTTGAGAAACTAGTTGTACTGGACCTTCATAAAATTCATCAGGCGCGCCGAGAATTGTTCGTGTAAATCGACCAGATTCAACACTAATCCGTTCGCCAATTTCAGCAAGCTCGCGGAGGTCCGACCGCCCCATCTCTCCACTGTCTATCATCTCATTTATGGATTCATAGGCCCACCGAATTATGTCAGCGCCTTCTTCTGATGAGTTTTTCAAGTCAACAAGTTCGTCCATTCCTTGAGCGTGTTCCAACCACTCAACTGCTTGAGCGAACATTCGCGACTCCCGGGAGCCTCCTATTTCAGATGGGAATTCATCTTGCGCAACAGACAAAAACCCTTTGATCGCATCAAGTCCAGTATCATTTAAAGTAGTTTCTTCACCGGTGTATCCCCCAGTGCTAATAGCAGCTTCTACTTCACCAGCCAAACCAGCCATTACTGCCGTCACTGCCAACATAACTAAAATAGTTGTGATAATCTTACAAAGTGTTTTGTGGGCTGAACAAAACTTTGCAACCTTTTGCATGATGCTCTTTAACACTCCAGCAATCTTATCCAATTGAACGTTTGCCGTTAACATCATTTTTAAGGCTTGGAATACAAGTTTTTTGAAAAAAGATGCTACTTTCTCAACTGCTTTCGTAAATAACTCTTTTCCCTTCTCGTATCCTCCCCTGAGAATGTCCAATAAACCTTCATTTAAAACCTGAGAGGCTTCAAATATAACCATTTGTTCCCATTTATTATAGAGTTGTTCTTCCGTTATTAAACCTTGCTTGTGGTTTTCACAAAGAACTGTAAAGTTGTTTGCTTCCTTCAGAAACTTTCTCCAGTTTTCAAATAACAATTTCATTTTAAATACCCCACTATCTCATCATAAGTATTTCCAAGCTCACCTCTGTGAATGGCAGACAAAACATCTTTTTCTGCCCGCCCTATCTCTTTGCCCTTAAAGCCCATTTGCATAAGTTCTTGTCCACCAATCTCCAACTCAGATCCTTTTAATGGGAGATCAATAGCGGACATTATTTTCTCTGCTTGCTGATAATAGCCAAGTTGTCTCAGAACGTTCGCAATCAATGGCATCTTTTCTTTCTGATCGACGGCATATTCATAGACCTCGCCGGCATCTCGTGAAGCTGCTATGGAAATGTCCAAGTACTTGATCATGGCGTTTGTTGGCCGCATAGAATTAAAATCACCGCCGTTTAGAAAGAAGGCAACAAAGTTTCCATTTATTTTGTCCTCGGGAGTTCCCTCGATCCTGACTATTTGTGGATCAAAATCATCACCAAACAACCTTCTTCCAATGCCAGTCTCCTCAAGAAGTGAAACAAGCTTGTCACTATTAACAGAACCCTTTGTCCAGGCCTTATTGAACTCCATAAAAACCCTTTCAGCAGCAACGGTGTCGATTTTATCGATATTGTTTCTAATCGCTGCGAGCGCAGCGGATTCAATGTCAAAGTCAAAACGAACAGCAAACTGAAGCGCTCTCATCATTCTCAGCGGATCTTCTGAGAACCTTTCATTTGGATCACCAACGGCCCTAATGGTTTTGTTTTGTAAATCTTTTTGTCCTCCGAACACATCTATGATATTGCCGGCAGAATCTTTGGCAAGGGCGTTGATTGTAAAATCTCTTCTTCCTAAGTCGTCTTCTATTGTGGCGTTGGGATCTGTCGTGACATCGACATCTGTGTGCTTTTCTCCTGTCTTTTCTTCGCCAATTCTTGGAATAGCAAAGTCAAATTCTTCTCCATCAATTATAGCAGTAATAACACCAAAAGATTTGCCTACCAAGCTAACTTTTCCCAAAGGAGTCAGGGCAGTCGCAATCTGATCTAGTGGCAGCTTCCTTATCAAGAAGTCAATATCTTTGGATGGAGGGGTATCCGGTAACAACTCGTCTCTCACAGCGCCGCCGACTATATAACTCTCTCCTCCGGCTTGTTCAATAGTAGATTGGATTTTCTCTATTGTAGCTGGATCAATCGCTTCGTGAAGTCTTGTGAACTTCCACCAATTTTCAAGTAGAAGCTTCATCTAAAAATCTCTTGCACTTTCCCACACACTTCAAAAGAACCAATTGGTTGAAAATCTTCTTCCACTAGTTCGTTTGACATTTGCGGTTCGCCGCCCGTTTCTGGGTTTGTCGCTATGGTAATGTGTGGTAGGCCTAATATTTTCATTGGCATTGGCAAGTCTCCCAAATCAACACGAGCGGTCACGACCATATCATTTTGAGCAAGGCCAACAACTTTCAAACAGCCGTTATAATCCAGCCAACGAGAAGGCAGACGACGCTTCATTTCTGCTGGTGGTAAAATTGTCATATGGTGTGCGAGAGTTTTCCATCCTTCTGGAACATATTCTAAAAGTTTTGAATTATCATCTAGTACGAAAGCCGTGTATGAAACATCTTTGGTTGGTGTCCCAAGGGATATTTCATTCAAGAACTTTCTCCAGTTTTCAAATAGAAGTTTCATTTATGTCTCTCCAAAACGGGAGTCGGGTTCTGCCTTTTCCATTGTCTCTTCAAATTAGCAAATATCCCGTTCTCTGTGTCGAGTGCTCTCTTGTATATTCTCTGTCTTAATTTGGGCGAAGTTCTTTCCCAACTGCCCGGGCCGTAAAAGTAGATGAACCATTCCATAAATTCTTCAGGGCTCATTGCAACAAATTCGCCATCTTTATAAACAGCACTATCCTTAAACGATTTAATGGCTGCAATGACCCTTGCTTGTATTTCTTCAGTGGAGTCAATATATTCCTGAGTGTCTGGGTTGAATTGTTTTTGTCCTCCAGGGGCTCTATATGGTTTATGTCCCGACCTAATCGCATTCAAATAATGAGTAAGTTCGTGATCAAGAATTTCTGAAACTTCAGAAATCGCTTGTTGAATCTGTGCATGTATCTGTTTCGTTGTGAACTCATCAAACTGTTGTTCTTTTAAGCCAATATGGGGAGCACTTAACCGCATGCGGCCTCCGGTGCTCATGTCTGCGGCCGCATCGCCGCCTCGAAGATCCCAAACAACCATTACCTCGAATCTTGTTAATGCCTCCTTAAATGTCTCAAAATCAGACATAATGGTCTCATCCTGCGTCATCGCTTGATATTCTTCGAACAATTCCTCATCCACAGATTCTGGTCTTGTTTTAAACAAGTAAGCGAACGTGCCTCCAGCATCTTCATCAGTCAGGTCCAGGGCCCACTTATAATCTTTAATATCATAAAAATTTGACAGTTCTCTAATGAACTTTAAGAAAAATTCAGTAATGTTTTCATAAAGAACATCTGTTTTTCTCTCTTTCAAATACTTCCGCCAGTTTTCAAATAGGAGTTTCATCCAATCCTTATCCTAATGGCCGATGAACGAACCCCATCCAGAGACATCATTAAATCATAAGCATCGTTCTTTAGTTCAGAAAGTTTTGCCAGGTATCCATTTCTTCTTAGCACCTTGAACGCAAGATTCTCAGCCGAGAACTCACCTCCATCGGTCAGGCCGCATCTTCTCATGTTGCGAATCTTTTCCTTGATTTCGACTGCAGTTTCGTGAGCTTCTTGATATTGGCCGGCAGCATACATTTTTTCAGCAGCATCAACCTTCTCCATCATCACTTCTGCTTTCCTGCTGATCGCTTCTTTGTCGAGTTGCACCTTTGTCTTGGATGGTTTGACCGTCCAATAACCATTCAACACTGAATACATTCCTGTTGAAGCATGTATCTCATTGGCATCTTGAACATAGATTTCAACTTCATGACCTTTGATCATAATCTTGTGCATGCGATTCCAACTAGAAGACATATACCTAAAGAACCGATTAACCAAACCAACGTTGTCATCTACTTGAGCCAAATTAATAATAATATGCAAATCTATATCTGAATATTTTGTCCAATTGTAGTTTGCTATTGAACCGGTTACTATTATATCAATAATATCAATATTTTTTAACTCTGTTTTTTCCCAAAAATCTAATGCTATTTCTTTTAACTTCTCTCTAATCTGCGAATTCAATTCGTCGTTCTGCCAAAGGTTTGGTTCAAGAGTGTCTTTTAGTTGAAGAGTCGAGAAATCAAAATCCTGCAATTCTGTTATATATTTCTTCCAATTTTCAAACAACAGCTTCATCATGATGTCCTTCTTTTCCTCAACATCTGTCGCAACTCCTGTTGTTCTGAAGAGGGCGGCGATGACGGCACTATATCGGCATATTTCTCAGCCAATTTTTCATCCTCTGCACTTACCGCCCATGAGTAACCCTGTTCTAAATTGAATTTTATTGTTTTAAGCTTATCTCTGAGATCCCAAATATCATGAGATTCTTTTATATATTCGTCTACTTCCTCGAAGGATATTTGCCCTTTTTTACGAAGAACATCGTGCATACCCAAAATAAGCTTTTCCACTGCTGCGTTTTTTATTCCTAAGCCAGTTTTTGTTTGTTCTTGCATTTGTCTCTCGAAAAAGATCATTGGTTTTTCCACTTCGGCAATCACATAATGTGGATTTTGTCCCGGCGTCCAAGTTATGTGTTCTAATATAACAGATTTTGCCTTAGTGTTTATACCTTTATAAACAAAATACGACGGCCAAAGATCACGTTGATCAATTCTTGCATCATAACCCGATGGCGTTGGCCAATGTATTTCTCTTTCTGCTTCGGAAGTCAAATATTTATAAAGTTCAAATAAACGCTCGCGGCTGTCCATTACGTCGATGGCATCGTGCGTAACAGGAAGTGTAAGCAACGTCCCTCGTTTGAGAGCCTTAATTTCATCATAACTGGTTATTTTTTCATACTCAACATATTTTAGATTATTGATAAATCCAATCAATTTTTTTATATATTCATTTTTTTTGTATTCTGGATCCGTCGCGACTTTAATAATATGAGCATAATATAATGTAGCGTTTTTCATTATTTCATAATCCAAGTTATCGTGACCCGGATATCGAAACTCGACATATCCCCTACTGTCAATATACTTGATATTAAATCCAAGATTCTTTCCGCCAGAATGCCTCGTTGAATATTCAACAACATCGGAAAGAGTTTTGTCAAGTATGTCAAAGTTCTTTTCAATAAAATTCCCTAATATTGATTCTCTATTGGGTCTGGAGGAGGGTTTATAACGAGCAACCTCTTTGCTTATCTGTGTTGTGATTGCTTCAATAACTGTCTGTTTGATGGGGCCGGCCCAACTACTTCCTTGGCGTGTCTCGAAGCCTTTTGTCGCAAAATCACGATTCAAAAACAACAATGCTTTCATTAAGTTGTAATCTTTGTTTGATCTTCCTTCATCATCCAAATAACCAACGTTGGTGTGAAGGCCGGTTCTTCGATCCATATAAAAATTGTCTTGATTATCATAATCTTCAAAAAATAATTCCAAGAAATCCAAAGATTCTTGCAGGCCTTCGATATATGGTGGATTTGACATTGAAAACTCAACATGAGGATCTGGGCTCAACGTAGGATCCGGTGTATAATCCAATTGATGAGCATATTTGTTCATAAAATTTGGAAGATATCTTTGCATAAGCCCTATCATGCTGCTCTCGTCGAACTCTTCATCGCCATACTCGTCATAAATATGGCCATATTCCTCCTCATACCGATGTTCAATTTCAAAACCCATATCAGCTAGATAGCTGATGGGATCTCTGCGATATTCCTCCCACTGGCTTTGGGCTTCTTCTTCCATATATGTTTCGGCTTTGCGCTCAACCATGCTAGCAATCTCTTTTAAATGTTCGGAATCAGACTCTTTAAAATTGCTTGACAAATTCCAAGCATCGTTCATCACGCCCCACCTCGTGTCTAATTCCAAAATCTCTCCTTCAAGCAGTGAATCGACATCAAATAGCGCATCAGAGAACTCATCTCCCATTTCGATCCATCCGAAAAAGTCTTCCAAAGAAATCAGCATATCTTCGCGCTGTCGCCACAGTGGAAATCCCGAAATATCAGATTTAAGATCAAAAACATATCTTCTAAACAGTTCAGCATTATCAATTCCTGATAATATATGAACAATCTTATCAGTTTCCTCTTCAGGATCCAAATCCAATCCAAGTTGAACTGCTTTCACTTCCGTAAATTCTGCCAGTTCTTCTTTAATCGCAGGGATGCTTAACAACAGCTCAATAAAAGCATTTGCTTCTGGAGAACCATCTCTTGAAATACTCTCAATCGCCGTATCATATAACTTCCGGCCGTCATCTGAATTCCTAACAGAGATTTCAAATTTTACAATCTGGTTACTTGCTGCTTCATCGGGCGGATATCCCATATTCGGAGCAATCTCGTCGGCAATATATCGATCAACCAAACCATCACCAGTGGCATCATACTCGTCAAGAAGAGAGTCCTCCACAAAACTTTCGAAATCTCTTTGTCCTGCGTCTTCAGAAAAATGATCAAAACTTATATAATTGCTAGCATATTCTTCCAAACTCGGACGTTCAGATTCGGCGCCGCCGAGCACTGCTGATTTATTAGAAAGAAGCTCAATCTCATATGAAATGGTAAACCGATCACTATCAGCCATCAGAACTTCTTTGTCTGCTTGTTTGAACTCTTGTATTAGTTCTTTTTCTTCTGCGATATACTTTCGCCAATTTTCAAATAATAGCTTCATTGCCTTCTTCCCAAAAGTATTTTTATTCCTTTTTTTCTCTTCTTGTTTTCATCGAGGCCTAGGGCTCGGGCGCGCTCGGGGAGTTCTTCTTTTTTTGATTCAAGTGTTTTCACAACTGCCTTGTTAAGTAGTTCGTCTATTGCCTCTTTGACTGCCTCAGAAAGAATATCATAGTTCTCATCAAAGTACTCAACAAACTCTGCTATGACTGCCGACTGAGTTTCATCCAATTCACCAGTTACTTCAACACTCATCTGAGTTTTGATTTTCTTTTCTTTGAGCGAAGCAGAGGTCATGTATGGATTAAATGTGAATGCTGTTGCTGGAAGCATCCTTTTTATTTCTGGTGCTTCAATACCTGGAATTTGCAGCTGTTTCTCTGCTTCGGCATAGGCTCGGACCATAAGAGCGTCCAATTTATCATAAAGAAGGTCGTCCGCCCTACTGATGAGTTTAATCTTGAAGAAGTATACGATCTTTCTCTGTATATCCTTGTAATGCTCCATAACACGATCGATCCAATCCGGGTTCCACTCGCCGGTGTCTTCAGTACCAGACTTCGCAAGATGCTCTAACCCCATCAACTCTATTATTTCTTTAGCTGCCTCATCGAAAATAGTAATATTTTCATAAACAAATTGTACAGAAATTTCTACGCGTCTTCCTTCGGCGCTAACCACGAAATGCTTAAACTCTTTCTCTGCGAGTTTTGCTTTAAGTTGTCCAATAGGTTCGTCTGATATATCTAAAGCCCCTTCTTCAATGAATAACTTGATTAAATCTTCGCGAATATTATCATATTCCGAATCAATTTTAGACATGGAATCCACAAAATTTCGAAAACCTTCGATACCCACTGACTCGTACTCGTCTGGATTTATGTCTATTCTCACTTCGTTTTGATAAACCTCCAAGTAATCCGGATAAATGTAATAAGCATCCAGCAGCGATCTCATTTCATCTTCTAAATCAAAATCCTCTAAATCCTCAGGTTGGAACTTGGGGCCAAAATCTAAATCTCCAAAGTCAAACCCAAAACCACCACTCCAGTATTCATTCTCATCATAATCGCGGTGAATATAGACGTGTTGTAATCCAGCCTCATCCTCAATCCTTTGGTACTCTTCTTCCGATGGGCCGGCAGGATTCATCTCAAAGTGGTGTTGTGCTTCAGTATCAATAGTGTTCCATATGTCTAATACTTCGTTATCCCAAACTTCTTCCAGATCGTCGTCGGGTTCTAATCCAAGTTTATCGAGTGTGGCCAATATCTCTGCCTGCTGTTCTGGATATTCTTCGCGAAAATCATCTTCCAAGTGTGGTGTCTGAACGTCTCGGTCTTTTTCATACCTTTGAATATACTCAGTATAATTAATAGCAAGTTTATAGGCGTCAACAAAGTCTTCTCCAAGAAGGTTCATTGCAATAATCTCTGTGACCTCCTCGTTGTCCATTGAATTATCTGCAGCATCATAAGCTTCCTCAAATTCACCATGATCACCATAAACCAAAGCTAACTTATGATATTGGCGATAAGAACTGGTCCAAAAATTCTTTTTGTTCTTCATAAAAAGGAAATAGAATCCTTTGCCTTCGGCGGTAATACTGTTGAAATAGTTCTCTGACTGTGTCGCTGAAATACACCACTTTGTTCCCATGCCCCAATAGCAGGATGCGCCGGTAGTAAGTGGGCGAACCAACAAGAAATTGTCGTCTTTCATTATTATTTCGGAGTTTTGTATTGCTTCTTGTTTTTGTTGTTCTTTTTTCGCCTTCTCTTCATCTTTTTCCTTTTTTCGGCTTTCGCCATAACGAACAACAGCGTTCAAAGTATCTAAATTTGGTACTTTTTGGAGATCTTTGAACTCAGCATTGGCACCTTCGAGGTATTTGCTATACAAATGATACTTCTCAATTTGATTCGCGACTTTCATCGCGATACCTTCCGAACTAAATTCATTATCTTGTTGTGTCATTATCGGCAGGTTTTCCAACTTGCCAACATCTTTCGCACCTCCGCTGCGTCTCTCGCTGATTTCTTTGTCCAGGATAAGTGCAGCCGGTATAAGATACTTTTGATTTCCAGAAGGATCCTTTTCAATGAGAATATCAAGCAGGCCTTTCTTGGTTAACCAGGGATACTTCTTCTTTGCGTCTTGTATTCTGCCTTCTATAAGCAGTTGTTCTTCGTTGAGAAGGTTTATGTATTTTCGCCAGTTTTCAAATAGGAGTTTCATCTTATTTCCTCACCAATTTAGGATTCAACACAACAATCGAAGGCTCTTCTCCGTTGGGTTCTATAACTTTAACAATATCATATCCTTTAAACATTTCCTGTGGTTGCCAAATTTCTTGAAACTCTTGCCACCAAAAAACTTTGGGATAAACGCTTGCTTCAGACAAATCAATTTCAACTTCAGATACTTGCCCATCTTTATGTTGTGCTGCATATTTTTCAGCGTATACTCTGTCTTTTGAATAGAATGTTCCAATACGAGTAGATAAAAAGTCTTTTCCGCCTCCGTGATAATATGTTTCTTCTTTCAAGAACTCTCGCCAATTTTCAAATAGGAGTTTCATATATTTTCCTCTTTGGGCGAATTGTCGTCCGGACCTGTTAGTTTCGTAATGAAATCAAGTAAGGCATTATCAATGTCATCTGATAAATTATTATCCATCATATCAAACATCATTTGACTAGCCTGTATATATGTTATGTCTGATGCTCTATAAAGATTCCAAAGTTTACTATCAAAATCCTCTCTATTTTGGAAGTTTTTAATTAAATCACCAACGCCTGTTTCAAATATTTCCCAAGCGCCAGGAATAGATTGAAGACTAGCTGGTCGTGGATGGCCTGATCCGACAGCGTCGGACGCTTCGGCCACCGGGTGTCCTTTTTGAGAAGAAATCATAATCACAGGCACATCCAGATTACACTTGAGAGCCGCCGTCAATCTGTGCCTACCTTCAACGGTATAATCTGCGTCAAGATCAATTATGATTGGTTTTTTTATCTCGCCATCAGCACAAATCTGGTCAATCTGTTCTTGATCGGTCGGTTCACCTTCTCGTCTTACTTTGTCTTTAAGCCAAAATTTTATATCTTCTTTGTTAGAAGCCAGTATTGTGTCTCGCTCCAATTTAACATCTTCTATGTTTCTACCGAGTTCGTTCAAGTAAGCGCGAACTTCGTCCATTGCATTCTCTCTTAGAAATTTTCGCCAGCTTTCAAACAACAACTTCATATTATCTGTCCCAGTCAATCTCTGCGTGAGGAAAGCGAGACTGCATATAGTAGCGCCAATATTCTCTAATCTTACTCATTATCGGACCCAGTTCCTCTTCGGTGTATCCATAATGTAATCCCGTACTATAAATATTCATCAACTCTTGATCTAATACTTCGCCGGCGGGTTCCTTAAACATCTTTGCTTTCTTATAAATACCAACGACATGAGCTTTTGTTTCTGATTCGTTGGTAAAATATGCTTCTGCGCTTTCAAGAGTGTTCCAAACATCTCCCGTAGGAATCTTTTTTTGAATCTTCATCAACATTTCAGTGGGTTGCGTGCTGTGTTCCAGTTCGTGTCTCAATGATTCTTTAATCTCTGGAATCAATTCGGAAAATATTGAGTTTTCATAACCTATCGGCAAGATAACATCCACAACAATTTCTGAATTTTTTCTTTGTTCTTCTGTTGCGTCCAAGTCAAACTCGTATTTTGCATGAGCATAAACTAGATCTCCTTCCAACATATTAACATAGACATCTTTGACATATTCTAAATTATCCAAAATATGTTCAATATCTAATTTAAAATAAGCTTGTTTGGCTTGATTGAAAGCATCTTTGACATCTGAATCTTTCAAAGCGTTTACTATTTCTCTGGAGATTAGGGTCGTATATTGTTCTAGTTCTCGGCCTTCTTTCAAATATCGTCGCCAACTTTCAAACAGCAGCTTCATATTCTTTCCTCGATCGATACGGTTTTCCGTTGAGAAACCACTGTTGTGATCCCTTCGGCTGCATCGTAGGTGGTTTTGTTGTGTTTCATTGTTGCTGCAGTTTCCCGTTGAGATACCACTGTTTTTTTCCATTGGCACGTATCACAGCAGGACCATCTTCACGATGTCGTTTCCCGTTGAGCCACCACTGTTTTGTTCCATCGGGCCCTATCTCAGCAGGCCCATCCTCGCGATGTAGTTCCCCGTTGAGATACCAGAACTTTGATCCATCAGTATATATCACAGCAGGCCCATCCTCGCGATGTAGTTCCCCGTTGAGATACCAACCTTTTGTTCCATCAGCATGTATCAAAGCAGGACCATCTTCGCGATGCCGTTCTCCGTTGAGATACCACCATTTTGATCCATTAGCATGTATCAAAGCAGGTCCATCCTCGCGATGTAGTTCCCCGTTGAGCCACCACACTTTTTGGGCACTAGTGGACACATACACTCTTCCATCATCATATTCTCTATAATCGTACTGTTCAACTTTTTTCAAAATAGGTTTGGGCAGGTGCTTATTTCCTCTGAGTCTTGAAACCAGTTTGGCTAATAGTTCACCGTCGATGGCGAGGTCGTCTACGTTCATGTATTGTCTTGAACCAAAGTGTATCTGAACATCTTCTGAAGAATCTGTTTTGTGTTTGAAGATAATCAGTGGATCTTCTGCAGAGTGGTATTGTTCATAGAAATCTAAACCAGGAGCAGCAGTACACCATTGTGTTCCTTTTCCAAGCTCGCAAGCAGCACCTTTGTTGGTTGGAATATAGACAACGTATTCTTCATCTTCATGAATCTTGTGTTTTCCCTGTCCAGCATCTAAATACCGTTTTTTTGCAAGGTGTTTTCCGTAGGGTTCTCTAGCATCGTCGACAATTGATTGAAGTTGATCGATTGAATCAATCTTTGCCAGTTGTTTAACAGAAAGAAGCCTGTCTAAGTTTTGTTTCTTTATTTGAAAGAAGGTTTCAAGAGCAGCGCGATCATCGGGCGTCAACACTATAAGGATTTGATAATCGCGAATAAACAACGAAACGAGCCAATTAAGTGCTTCTGCTTTGTCTTTTTCATCAATATCTCTAGGGATAAAAGCTAATAGAGTAACGGCGGCGGATCCAACTGTTTCTTTTGAGGCGATATCGAAGAGGCGCTCATCTTCAATAACTTGGTTATAGTTTTCCACTGCTCTCTTGAATTTCTTTGATTCGAAGCGTTTTTTAACATCTTCCATTCGAACTTCTTGAATAAGTTCTGATTGTTCATTCAAGAACTTTCGCCAGTTTTCAAATATCAGCTTCATTTAATATATTCTCCAATTCTTGAATGGTCTTAGCCGTGTCTGTATGCAATATAGCAATTCCTCCTGCTTCAGTCCATGGAACTGTATTCTTTGAGAAATCGTCAATTAAAATGTTTGGTTTCCCATTTGTGACTGCCCAACGATATTTGTCGTGTGACATATAAATTTTCTCAGGTGGAGGAGGGTTTAAATTATTATCTATCCATTCTTGTTTGCCAATCTCTGACCCATAACCCATTGGAGCAGTCAAAACGTATGGATTGTATGGTGCAATATGATTCCACAACTGTTTGCCATCGGGCATCCACTCTAAATCTCTCCAAAAGTTTGCATGATGTTGTAATTCTTTGTACATAAACCTTTTGACAACTTTGTTACCACCAATGTCTTCACCATCAACATAGTCACGATCGATTTCTGCTTTTAACTCTTCGGCTTCGCCACTTTGTAGTTTATTGGTTATATAATTTACGGCACCCCCAATAAAATCAACAAGCACACCGTCCATATCACAATAAATTTGATATGTCTGAGTTCGTTCAGAGGGCACATAGTTCAGATATTTGCGCCAATTTTCAAATAGCAGCTTCATATTCTTTCCTCGATAGACGTTTCCCGTTGAGATACCACACTTTTGATCCATCAGCACCTATCAAAGCAGGTCCATCTTCACGATGCAGTTTCCCGTTGAGATACCACACTTTTGATCCATCAGCATATATCACAGCAGGTCCATCTTCACGATGCTGTTTCCCGTTGAGAAACCACTCTTTTGTTCCATTAGTATATATCACAGCAGGTCCATCTTCACGATGTCGTTTCCCGTTGAGATACCAGCGTTTTGATCCATTGGCAACTATCACAGCAGGTCCATCTTCGCGATGTCGTTCCCCGTTGAGCCACCACTCTTTTGTTCCATCAGCACCTATCAAAGCAGGTCCATCTTCACGATGCAGTTTCCCGTTGAGATACCAGTGTTTTGTTCCATTGGCACGTATCACAGCAGGTCCATTTTCACGATGTCGTTTCCCGTTGAGATACCACGATTTTGTTCCATTAGCATATATCACAGCAGGTCCATCTTCACGATGCAGTTTCCCGTTGAGATACCACTGTTTTTTTCCATCAATGGACAAGTATACTCTTCCATCATCATATTCTCTATAATCGTACTGTTCAACTTTTTTCAAAATAGGTTTGGGCAGGTGCTTATTTCCTCTGAGTCTTGAAACCAGTTTGGCTAATAGTTCACCGTCGATGGCGTAGTCGTCTACGTTCATGTATTGCTCAGAACCAAAGTGTATTTGAACGTCTTTTGAAGAATCTGTTTTGTGTTTGAAGATGATCAGTGGATCTTCTGCAGAGTGGTATTGTTTATAGTAATCTAAACCAGGAGCAGCAGTACACCATTGTGTTCCTTTTCCAAGCTCGCAAGCAGCGCCTTTGTTGGTTGGGATGTAGACAACGTATTCACTATCTTCGTGAATCTTGTGTTTCCCTTGTCCAGCATCTAAATATCGTTTTTTTGCAAGGTGTTTTCTGTAGGGTTCCCTAGCATCATCGACAATTGATTGAAGTTGATCGATTGAATCAATCTTTGCCAGTTGCTTAACAGAAAGAAACCTGTCTAAGTTTTGTTTCTTTATCTGAAAGAAGGTTTCAAGGGCAGCGCGATGGAGGGGAGCGAATATTTCCGCAGAGATGGATAGGGATCCACGAATAAACAGTGAAATGATCCAGTTAAGTGCTTCTGCTTTGTCTTTTTCATCAATGTCCTCGGGGACGCAACTTAATAAAGTGTCAATGATGAATTCAATTGAGAAATCAGTGTTTTGTTCCGCTGCTGCTCTCTTGAATTTCTTTGATTCGAAGCGTTTTTTAACATCTTCCATTTGAACTTCATGAATAAGCTCTGTCTGTTCATTCAAGAACTTTCGCCAGTTTTCAAATATCAGCTTCATATGAACCTTCCTTTTCTGCTAATAGAACGACATCTTGTATGCTGGAAGAATCCCAAATACACCCCGAAGCCACGTCCCAACCATAATACCAATCCGACTTCATTCTTCGGTTCCAGTTATAGGGGCATATTTCTATTCCTCCATAACCTTCCTTTTGTACCAGTTCCCAATCAATCAATCGACCAAACGGTGATTGAATACCGAACCCGGCTTCAAGTTCCTCGAAACCAGCATCATCTGATATTTTAAGAATCTTACCATCTGTTTTAACCTCGTATAGATAACTTGACTCTTCAAGCCAATTCGGCATTTCGCTGCGAACCCACTTGACCCAAGCATCGCCGCAGCCATACCATAGCCCTTGTGGTTTCATCATAGGGTGTGGGGGCTTTTTCTGTTGAACGTTGCGAAACTCTGTATAAGGTGTCTTAGAAATGAATACTTTTTGTTCCGGAGTAATGTGATGCCCCCAGAGTTCTGACTGCTCCTTTATCAAGAACTTTCGCCAGTTTTCAAATATCAGCTTCATCCAGATACACTACTCCCTTGTATAAATAGTTATGTTTTTTAGTTGTGGGAGTTTAAAAAGAAAGAAGGGACTTTTTGATTACGGCTAGTTCATCTGGTTGAAGTGTTGTGTCCCATTCTCCTATCCTATCTATATCGACCCAGGTAAAACCTGTGTGTTCATGACTCAGTTTAACCTGTTCGCCAGAAAACTTATCTGTGGTATAAAAATATACCATTCCATAGCTGTGATTGGTTTTTTGTATCAGTGGTGTTAAATCATCTGGATCTACTTTCAATCCGGTTTCTTCGAAAGTTTCTCTAGCAGCTGCTTGTTCTGGAGTTTCGCCTTTCTCAACGTGGCCACCAGGAGGACCCCACGTTTCTGGCTTCCAGCTGGATTCCCTGCTTCTCAATAGAATAAGAATCTTGCCATCTTTGACAAGAATGACGTTTGCACCTTTTTTAATTTCTGACATATCGATCCTTATTTTGATCATCTGATTTCGCTAATTGCAAATGCGATACCAATTGTCGTCGCAACGCCAATAATAACACCGCCAGCAAACCACCAACTACTATAATCTCCATCGTCTGCCTCCAAAGCTATTTCTGTAAGTCTCTCGATCTCGTCATCTTTGATTTCCATTATGGAATTATATCGTTCTTGTAGTGCCTGCAGGCTCGCAACGGTGGAATCAAGCGATAAGCTGCACATCGCCTGTTGTCGGTCTTCTGCGTATTGAATGCGAAGTTCACACTCTATTTGATTTGCTTCTTGTTCAGCGAGCATCTGTGCGACTGCTGCTGGATTTAGGAGGGTTCCTGTGAATGGTGCCGGCTCTCCCTCTCTAATGTCTGTTATGACTGGCTCTTCGTCTTGTGCCCAGACAAGGGGTTGGAAGGCCATCAAACAGATAAGGAAGGGAATTAGTAGTCTCATTTATTGACCTAGTTCTTGCTGCAGCAGTTCTTGTGAATATAAATTGGTCAATCGTCCCTCTGCTTTTTTAAGCTCCAATCTTTGAAAAATTCCTTGCAATTTCTTAATACTATCAGGAAATCTCAGGTTAAAATCAACTTCAAATTCTTCAAGTGCTTGATCAAAATCACCAGAATTAAAATTATCTGCAGATAGTAGTTTGATAATTTTATCAAAATATGCTAATTCCAGTCGTCTTCGCCAGGCTGATGGTGCTGTTCCTGCAGCCTTAATTGCATCCACTAGTTTTTGTCGTGATCGAGAGCGCGTGTCATAGTTCACCTCGGTCAGATCCGGATCAAATATTTTCTCAAGTTCTTCTTTGATAATCTGTTTTAGTTGTGTTTTTGTGATCTTCATTGTTCATCCCTAGGAACATATTGGATCCCAAACGCATCTCCCAAAGCTCTTGATAGTGCTTCGGGATTGTCGTGATTTTCCTCAATAAGTTCCTTTATTCTTTTCTCTTTTCTTCGATCAACTTCTTGTAAATCGCTTTCTAACTGCTCATCAAGTTGTCCCATAACTTCCTGATGGATACGAATAATCTCATCTCGCCTGGCAATTTCGCCGGCGTGAGATTCATTGAGAACACCGATTTGTTCTTTATAGGATTCAGATCGAGTTTTCAATAATTTGGTGGCTACGTCCGATTTCCTGGCAAGGAAAACGGCCAGAACAAAAGCAACGATGACGAGGAGAGGCACATACCAGTGATGCTTGATCCAAGTCCAAGCTTTCTGTAGAAAGTGTTTAGTTGCCAACCAAGTCATTTCTTCATCTCCTTTTGATAAATTAGCATAGCGGCCCATCCAAATAAGTACAGGATCTTCATACATGTCTCAATTAGGGCCGTGCTTCCATGCTACTGCTGCGTCAATAAATCCTTGTAGACCAACATATCCAAGTGAAATGCTTGCCCATATATCGGCTGTGATAAGCTCACCTAGGAGAAACGCCGAAGCCGTAACCCAAACCAACAGTTTACGACTGATAATTTTATTCAGTCCTTTGTCTAATACTTGTCTCATACTCATAATCCCTCCTTAATAAAGTTGTGGATTTTCGTCCATCTCTGCTTGTAAAGCACCAAGCAACTCACTCAAAAATGGTTTGATCAAAAAAAAGAGCGCGTGGATCCATCAAGGCATCTGCCAAATAAGCTTCGGGTTTTGATCCCAGGTCAAGTTCCCGATCAAGAACCGTATATACAAAATCGTCAAGAGGGTTCCCCGAGTCGAGGCCCAGGGCAGCGGCCTCTGCTCGTTCCATGGAACGGGCAGAGGCATCAAGCGAGCCCCCAAGCTCTTCCTTAATGATCTGTTTTAGTTGTGTTTTTGTGATCTTCATTGTTCATCTCTTTCGCCTCGCGAGTCTTGTTGTTTCGGGATCAAGAACGACCTTCCTTGCTGGTCCTCGCAGGTGAGGAGATACCAAATCAGGAATATTCTGAAGAAGTTCCTCTACGTGTATTCGCAGTTTTTCGCCAGCTAGTTTGCGTCTGTCGCGGATTGCTTTATATTCTGGACCTCTTTTGCCTTTGATTCTTTCAACTTCTAGCACTAGTCTATGATACTCATTGACCAGCTCCTCCAACTGATAATCGTTTGCGAGAAGATCGCGGATTTCTTCTCTAGCCTCTCCGCGGACCTGGCGCGCGTTCTCCCTTGCCTTCCTTGCCAACGCCTTGCCCAACTTACGGTCTATAGTTTTAAAAAGCTTCCAGGTTTTTCGGCCCAGGGTGACGCCTCCATAAGCACCCAAAATACCGAGAGCAGTTCCCAGCGCGATGGTGCCAATACCAACAGCTTCTTCCAATCCGGGCGGAAACCATTCATCTTCCAGTTCATCTTCTTCGCCCATTATTGCTTCAAGCTCTTCCTCGTCTTCGCGGATTACTTTTCCAAGCTCTTCCTTAATAATCTGTTTTAGTTGTGTCTTTGTGATCTTCATTTTAGCTTCTCCTTAATGGGGTCTCATCATATTATCAATAACTATCTTCATTTGTTCTTTGGCGCCATATATACCACGGTTACGAAGATTTGCTGTTTCTCTGTGCATATGCTTTACCAGAGCGTCGTGGTTGTCAATGTTGAAAGATGCTGCCGCCTGAACCACTCGGGCTGGATCATAGGATAATTCAAGAAAGTTGAGAAGATCGACGACCGATTTTTCAAATCCGCCTCCAAGCTCTTCCTCGTCTTCGCGGATTACTTTTCCAAGCTCTTCCTTAATAATCTGTTTTAGTTGTGTCTTTGTGATCTTCATTTTAGTTTCCTCCTTATAAAAGATGCATCTGTAAATAGTCTACTGATTTACAAATGCAAACCCTTTTCTTTTCTCAATCGTTATTTGTTGATCGACGCAATCTTTGAGAGAATCCAAGTGAGAAATAAGGATAACTGTTTTGAAGTAAGATTTGATGAGATCGAGGATCTGAATGAAGTTTTCCATATTCTCTTCGTCAAGTTCTGTGCCTGGTTCATCAAGGATGAAAATGTCTGATTTTGGCAGTGACGAAACAGTCAGCAGCGCCAATCTGATAGCAATCGCAGCGATTGACTTTTCGCTTCCGCTGCCCATCGCGATTGGTCGCGGATCAAATCTTGGATGTTTGATGAAGATATTGAGCTTATTTCCATCATTCTCGAAATATACCTCAAACTCGACAATGTTCGCAAGGATCTTTGCAATCTCGTTGTTGATTACTGGAAGTCTCTTCTTGATAATGTCGTAGGCAATCCCGTTGCTGTGTGTACACCGCAGAAACAAATCATATGCTGCGTATTCTTCACGAATGTCGTGGAGTTCCTGCTTCTGTTCTCTTGTGGAAGTGAGCTTTTGATCCAGAGATCCATGAAGTTTGTAGAGTTCCAGAATTTCTTTCTCGCAGATTTCCAATTGTTCCTCTGATTCTTGAACTAGATTGTTTCCCTGCTCTTTCTCTGCGATTAGTTCTTCGAGATTCTCAATTGCTTCTTTGTTGTTTTCATATTCCTCAATCTTTTCTTCATAAGAACCAATACTCTCTTCCAGCTTTGAGATCTCCTGCTTTCTCTTTTCTAATGAAAGCTCTGTTGTGATAATCTGATTCTTTATTTCATCTCTTTCTGTTCCCAGTTGATTGTATTTGTTTATGTAATCCTGAATCTGTATGGGATCTATTTCTTCGATCAAAGATTCTGTCTTGGTCTTCTTGGACAAAAAAGTCTCCACTTGTTCGTGAATGTCATCCTTTTTGTTCACAGCCTTATAAGCATCTTTGATGAACTTGCAGTGACTATATTCTGAACCACACGGAACCTCTTTGAGAAGACGAGACTTGCTTTGAATGTCTTTCTGTTCTCGCTCAACAATCTCCAGCTTGTTTGTTACTTCATCCAATTCTTCCATCAACACTTGGAATTCTTCTTCTTTCTCATTATACAAACCAATATCATATCCATCAAGAAATTTCCCAACTTCAACCAGCACTTCCTCTTTGTTGGATAAATCTTTGGCTTCTTGTTCTTGAGTGGAAAAGAGTTCCCTGTATTCTCGCTCAACTTTCTTTAAAGATTTGTTCGTGCCGGCAATATCAATGATTTCTGCTGGAATTGTGCCTATTGTTTCCTCGACTTCTTGAACACTTGATTGAAGGGCGATAATATCATCTTTGATCTGTTCACATTCTTGTTCTTTGTTTTTGGTTATTAGTTCGTTGCCGGCAAGGTTTTGTCTTGCCTCTTCTATTTCTTCGTCAAACTCTTTGCCTTCAAGTCGCTTGAGTGCTCCTCGCAGATCTGTTGCGTCTTCCTTGGCGAGCTTGAATTTCTTATCAAAAATATGAAGATCAAGAAACTTCGCCAAGATTTCCTTTCGTCTCGTTGAACCTTCATTGATGAACTGCAAAGATTCTAACTGCGAAGACATAGAAGTCAACAAGAAATCTTCTAATGATCCAAAAACACGACGAATATTCTTATCCGTATCGTTTCTTGTGAGACCATTGAGAGATGTAGTTTCTCCTGAATTCTTGTTATATTTGAGGAAATCTACATTTGTTCTCGCCTCTGTTGTCACAGCGCCTTTAAGTTTCTTGGTATACTTTTCCAGATCTCGCTGAATTATGTAAGTATTGCCGGCAATCTCAATCTCTACGAGACCACTTGCTGCATTTTTGTTTTGATTAATGACATTAACATTTTTCCGCTCATTCTTAGAAGTTGAGTTGAAAAGTGTAAAAAGCAGTGAATCAACGACAGAACTTTTTCCAGAATAGTTTTTACCAAAAATTCCAACAGTTCCACGTAAATCGTCAAAATCGATAACATTGTCTTCTCCATAGTTAAAAAGGTTGTTCCAAGAAAGCTTCTTCAATTTCCAGTTGATATTTCTGGAAACATCTTCATCTTGCTCGGCTAAAGTGTTATATTTTTCATTTAATTTGAAAACTTTTTTGAGTAGCTCATCGTTTATCTCATAGTCCCTAAGATACTCTTCGATCAGTTCTTCCTGAACTTCGAGATCACGAAGATCTTCTGTCTCCAAAGAAGCAGCCAAACCTTCGTCAATATTACCTTTTATGCCTCTTGCTCTATTTAAAAACGAAATAGATTCTGGTTTAAAGCGAGATTTCGCAACATCGACTGCTTTGCGCAGCCTGTCGAGAGATAAATTATTGTTTGAAACAAGACGAAGGCGGGCACCATCAGGAACTCGTGTTCCCCGGGGCATCCTGCCTTTTGGTGTGAGTACGATAGTGATGAAGGGCTTTGGATTAGTTAGACGAATGTGCCGGCAAGAATATTCATTTTTATCTTCAATATCCCATAATAAATATCCTTTATCATTTGACTCACCAAAGTTCTGCTGAATCATCGAACCTGGATATCTCACTTTGCCGTCATCATCTATGGCTTGATTTGTTTTGTGAATATCTCCAAGAAAAATGTAATCATGACCCTCAAAACATTCCAGTGGATCATCGTTGTGACTGATTACCCACCCAACATCTGTTTTGGATCCGGCCAAAGCCCCGTGATATAAAGCAATATTGATGGCTTCTGGATCAATTGGTGCCGACCAGTTTTTCTTATCAAAAATAGAGATTACATTGACCTTCACGGAGAGGCCACTAGCTTCGCCTATAACGGCCTCCTGCGATCTCTTGAGGTAGTGTAGGTTTGGGTGTGATAAAGCTCTTGCGATTGGCGTTATTGCGTCTTGGCGAGAACTATTTTTGAGGTTTCCGTCGTGGTTTCCTGGAATCAAATATAAAGGTGCTATGTCTGCTAAGTTTTTGAGAAACCCTGCGGCCATTTCGACTGCTTCTGGACTTAGATTTGTTTTATTGTGGAATAGATCTCCACAATGAACAATGCAATCCACCTTTTCTTCTTTCAAAGTAGCATATAATTGTTTAAATATCACTCCATATTCGTAGTGATATTTTTTGAGCCGAATATGCGTGTCGGCCAAATGTGCTATTTTCATCTATACCTGTTCAATAATACTACAGTATATATTATATTCTATATGTCTCGAAAGATCAAGACTTTTTTTGTTTTTTTTGTAAATATTCGCGGAGTTGTCGAAGTTTTTCTTTCTTTTCTTTTCGCTTTTGCGCCGGCGAATTGTTGTGAGCGTCCAATAGTCGTTCTGCAGTTTCTAACAATAGTTTTTCGACTTTATGGCGAGTGCTCTCCCATTCCCATCGGGACGTAGGAAACAGTATTGTTGCGAAAATTCTGGCAGCCATTCTAGCTGCTTTATGTTTCCTGTCGTTTGGAGGCATGTTTGAAACATTTTGCTACCGGTAGTGTCGGGGGCCCAACCTAATAAAGTGTTTCATCCTTCAGAATCGATGGCGCGCGCCGCGTCGTAGGCCCAATTGAGATCAGCGATCTCTGCGTCGTGTTCTTCACTACTTTTGGGGATATTCGCTTGGAAAATCTTTTTTGTTTCTTCCGGTCCTAGTTCTTTTGCAGCTGCCTTCACTTGTTCTGCAAACTCGGCCGCACTTGGCGCGCCTGGGTCGACCTCTCGAAACCGAGTGAGACCGCTCTCTGGGCTAGCAGAACCAGGCACCAGACTAGTACCAGGCTCCCATTCTTGAAGAGTTGTTGCAATTTCTTCCTTGATGATCTGCTTGAGTTGTGTTTTTGTTAGTTTCATTCTTTATCTCCTTCATGAACTCAAAGTTCGATACAATAAATAGTTATCTGAATTTATAAGGGTTGCTTTTTTCTTTAAATCCAAAAAGTCAGACTTTGTCATGGCGCCGACATCTTCATATGACGCTGTGTCAACTTTAAAAACCTCGATACCATATTGCAATAGTTTCTCAATCAATCTGTTTTCTTTTTTCTTTGCATCGCGATCAAGTGCAATATATACTGGTGTTTGATGTTTTACAATCTCGCCAAATAATACAGAGTTCTCACTCAAATTTGAACCAAGAATGGGAATAGAGTTATCGCCGGCAACAATTGCATCAAATATTCCCTCAACAATTGTCACAGGTTCTTCCCAATCAATTATCAAGTGATTAAACACAATGTCTTTGTTTGCCGACGGATTGAGATATTTTCTCCAACTATTATCATAAGCTCTCGCAACAAAATAGTTCACATATCCGCTCAAACCAAACGAAGGAACGATTACACGTTTTGCATATTGACCGTTGGCACAATATCCAATCTTCCATTTAAGAATATCAGACTTTGTGATATCCCTTTTTTGCAAATATCTTATTGGAATGCCGGCAACCAAAGATAAGTTTTTGCCGGCAAGAGGCACAAATTCTGCCGGCAACTTAATGATCTGCTCTTCTGGCTCTTCTTTAGCCGAGAACAAATCATCAAATTCTGTTATATCAACACGTCCAGTTAGCTCATTCCATGCATGAAGTTGTTCCAAAGTTCCAAACTTCTTAATCAACCGGGCAATCCACCCTTTGCGATCACAAACCCAACATTTGTAATAACCTTTCTTTATATTAACACTTAGCTTTCTCTTGTGATGATTGCAAAAAGAGCAATGAAAAAGATATTCGTTGCCCGTGTGATAACAAGAACCTAATACGTTCTTTAAAATTGTAAGCTTTTTTTCCACAGTTTATAGCCTGCATGTGCAACAATCCAACTGTCGGCCCTATCATATGAGCCTGGCTTTGGATTTCCATGTCTAGTATACTTTATTTCATTGCCGTTGTCAAGGAAATATTGTAAGGCTACTTCTTTTGCCTTTTGTCCTCGGGGAACTTTTATCCCACAGAACTTTCTCGCTGTTGTAGCAGCGATATATTCAGGCTCTCTGTTGAGATCGTGAAAGCAAATCCACGATATTATGCCGTTGAACCTGGCCAGTGTTGAAAGTGTTTGTGCTGACGAGAAGCCAGAACGGAAGGATTGTAGTGACTGTTCAACGAAAACCCTCTTTACCGGCCAACCAAGATCTAGAATCTTGTTGCGAATAAAACGTGCCTTGTGAAAAATTGTTGGGAAATATTTTTTATTTCTTGTGTCCCAAGCTTCACAAAGAATGGTGTCACCTTTTTCATTTAACAGGGTTGCCCCTGTGATACTTGTTGAGAGGTCTAATCCGAGTATAATCATATCACTATTATACTAGAAATCTAACTTTAATTTAAATGTAAAATCTCTATTTTCTGTTTTTTTGACTGGTTTTGCAACTTTGGCAATAGCAATGAGGTTTTTCTTTTCATCAAAAATACCTATCTTGCTGATGAATGTCTGTTTTTTAAAAGATCCAGTAGGATCTGGATATGAAGATGAAACAGTATTTTTGATATTTAATTCTCTGTTCTCGATATAGTGTACTGAACTAGTCAACGGAGTAATGTTTTGTCCATGTTCAACATATGTCGGATTAGCAGAGTAATTGAGTTCAGCGGTTGGAGCATGAGCCAACATAGTGAGAACGGGAACATAATTTGTTCCTTTAAACTCCATTTCAAAACTAGAATATGGAACATCAACCGAACTACTTATTGATTGACCATAATAAATCCATTTCGGATTATCGTTACCAGAACCGTCATACTGTTCTTGGTAACTGGAATCTAAATCCCAACTTCCAGTTAATAGAATAAAACCTTCATTGTATAAAACAACGCCGGCAATATTGCCCGTATTAGATCCTGAAACTTCAACCAATTCTCCATTTCTTTCTTTATCTTGTAATTCACCAATTAACGTACCAGTGAGATAATATCTCAAATTCACCGAACCCTTCTTAATCGAGGAACCATAAAATATTGACGGAATACTAATCAATCCCACTGCTTGAGTAGATTTGTCTCCAAAACTAGAAGAATATGCATAGTGCCTGCTTGAAGGCGTGTAATAATTTAAAGCGTTTCTAAGAGCATCAACCCTGCTCCTGGTTGCGCCGGCAGCATATAAATCCTTTGATATTGAAGCAGACAAAGGATAACTGCCAGTCATTGCATCCCCATATGAAAACTTTCCGGAATTGTTAAAATCCCCGACAGAAATCGTTTTAAATGAAGCCAGTGTACCGCCTTTCGTCACAAATGGATAAATTAATTCTCCAGAAGGTCGATCAACGTTTATTTCATACAAACTTATATGACCAATTGGAACATGGGGCACATTTGATGCAAAAATACCAGGTATATAAGGCTTATTGTTATAAAAAACACTGCCGGCGCCGTGGCTCCCGCTATAAATGAGAAATTTACACTGTGGATGTGTTTTTACAACATTGTTGAATATGTCGTTTGAGCCAAATTTATAGAAAGGCATGATTAATCCTCTTTCTATAATTAGTCAACCAGTAGATTAATAGTCGAGACGAACTCTAAGAGTAATTTCGTTTGTTGGATCTTTTTTGAGTGGCTCTGAAAGTTTTGCGACGGCCAGAAGCTCATTGTCTGCGGAGTATAACCCAACTGTAGTGATATATGATACAGGAGTATCAGTCGGATTATTCTTCACTTGAATCCTACTACCAGAAATATAAGTCGGGTTCGAACTATAGTTAAATTCATTATGATTGGCTCTACAAAAATAAACAGTTGAGTTGAGTTCAACAGTATTATTGAATGAGACATTATAGATACGATTTCTAATTTGATCTGCAACAACGGCGATAGTAGATCCGGTAACAAATTGAAAACCGGTAGCCGCAGAGGTCGAAGTCATGACACTGGTGCCGGCGTTGGAATTGTGCAAAATGCCGCCCTCGGCCGCATCATTAAAAACAGATCCCGAGATAACAGCAACGCCGGCCTGATAATATATTAAGCCACAAGCGGGGTTTGTTTCTGGGTTTCCAAGGGTCTCTCCATCAATTAGAGCTGTTCCTGTGGAAGAAGAGGCAAATAAAACACCATATTCGCCGGCCGGCGAATTAACAAAATATCCATTAGATCCACTAGTATCAGTTAACTTGATTCTTTTAGTAAAGACGGCGCCGGCTTGTTCGTATGCACTGTTTACTCCCAGTTCCAAAGAAAAAGATCCTTTCTTGATTTCATCTTTAACAAGAAGTCTTGAAAAATTAAGGAAAAAACATTCGAGTGATTTAGTTCCACCAGTTAAATTGCCATCCTTATCAAACTGTCTAATGGAACCAGTCTGATCATATCCGGCCAGCACTTGAGCCATTTGATTGTAAATGTTGATCTTTTTAGTATTCTGTGAATTAGAGGATGCAGATAAAGCGGAATCAGAAGCATAGCCGGTAGTAATATCAAAAATATGATTTGCCGATGAGCTTAAATACGGATAATCATAAACCGATTCAAACATACCATGTGAATAAGTTTTAATATTTGGTTCACTACCTAATGCGCCGGCTGCGCCATATGTCCCAGAAACAATTGTTCCAGTAATTGGAATAGCTTCGTTTAAAAGCGTTCTAGTTGAAGTCGTATCATTATTTGTAAGTGTTTTATATACTGTTGCCATGTTCTTATCCTTTTATTATACTTGCTTCACAAACCTTAATGGAACGTCAACTCTGTATCCAGTAGTAGCACCAGTTACTCTTACAACAGAATCCAAATATCGATAAGTTCCTGCGGCTGCACTGGTGCCAGTAATAGTTAAACCACTTGCACCCAGTTTATCAAACAAATAATTATTAGTGCTTAATTCGATTGAAGCCTTAATTGTAAATCGCAATCTAGTGCCCCGGGGTCCAGCGATTACTTGTGGCAATTCTGTACCATCTTGGTTCGGCGGCGAAAGATCTCGAATAAAAGTCGGTTTATCAGTATTATAAGATAAATAATAGCTGGCTATATTATCGTCATCGATAAAAGAAACTTTTGCAGAGGTTTTACCGTTTCTGTCCCATATAGAACCGAACCGATTATCTATTTCAATAATATATTGAGTTTCAATTAAATCTCCATCAAGCCGTTCGTTGGCTGAAATTTCTGTTGTATTTAGTCCTTGATCAAGTCTTACCCAGTGATCGGTATCTTTTGAAACGGAAAAACCATTTATAACGCCGTCGACAACAGCTCTCGACAGTGCCTTTTCCGTATCAACATCAACCGCAACAAGAAAAGTGTTTTGGCTGGGCGCGGTTGTGTGCATTTTAGAAGAAGCTCTTAATGTATTTAATACAATTTCCGGTAGATACATGAGAGAAGTTCTCGGAATTGAAATCAGCTTCGAATTCATTAAACTAGTGTTGTTTGTAAAAGCTTCCAAAACAGGAGTTTGCAGAATGTCCAAATCGTAATATGCAGAACCGCTAGCGTGATTCTTATCATACGATCCATAATTAATTTCATCATCGCCTAAACAAAATTTAGCAATGCGAAAACTACCATCACCCCTGGCCAATCTCATTCTTCCCGTGTCTGTTAGCACTGCATCGAGAATTATATCACCAGAATTATCTAAAAAAGCCATGTTTACCCCTCTTCATAAAACGTATTATTGTAAATAGTGTCTTATTTCGTTTTACTTCTTGTATTATTTTTCACCATATTGAGAATCGTCGACACATACTGTGCCGATGGGGCAATCATCGTCCGTTGTTTCACTAAAATCCCCGGGGACACTCTTTTTGGATTTTTGTAGTGCAAAAGCTCCTGGATCAAAAAAAGCAGACGGCGCCGAGGTTCCAGCAATTGCGCCGGCAGCATATTTAGTCATAAACCTATCATAATCATATGCATATTTAAACTTCACGTTCACATCAAACTTTCTTCCTGTGTTTTTAGATATAAACCTAAATTTAAAATTTTTATCCCATACACTGCCTTCTTCAGTCAACCCTAAAACAATTTCATCTCTGCCTATTTTCGTAGCACTTTTTAAATTCCTGCCGGCATCTGTTTTATCCATATCAATAATACGATGTGGAAAAGAAGGAATAATGTAAATGTTTTTATTTATAGTTTTTGTTGGAACTTTGTGACTCGGTTCTTTCAGTTCGGGTGTATCCACTAATAAATAGACTGCTCCATCTTCTTCTACCATCTCCACTTCAAAAACTGGTGAAGGATAAGACAAATGACCATGTACGTCTGTCGTTCGAAATGTATAATAATATTTTTTATTTGACTCAATGTCATCAACGTAAGATACTGCTGATAAATTAGTGCCATTAAATTCTGTAGGAATTTGTTTAATTATGTTACCAGAAAAGTCTCTATAAGATTTGGGCATCTTTTCTAGTCGATATATTTCAAAAAGTCGCGGAGGATCATCTGAAGCATAGTTGATTGGATCGCCGCGTGAAACTTTTTGAATTTTTTCCATTTCACTTATCAGTGCCTCTTCTCCAGGTTCGATTACTTGTGGAACTAATTTATAATCACCCACATTTGCGTTTAAATTAAAAAGTATTCGATCACTCATTCCTCGATATGGAATAATATTAACATCGGGTGCCACCGGGGGCCTATCAAGAATTTTGTTGACGCCACTTTCAAAATAAGGAACTTTGACAAGTTTTAAATATGGTTCCAAAAAAACTTTGAATCGAGGTAGGTCATATATTATGGCCGGGTCGTCATACTTTCCTCTAAGAGTGTCGTCGAAAACATGTCCTGGTTCTTCTTTCTCATATCTATATTTTGTTCCAAAAACTAATCGATATGCATAAATCTTGTATCTATACTCAGTATTGTATTTAACCTGTGTGTCAATAAAATTACATATTCCCAATTCATCAGAATTTGGAATGAAAAAACTTTGAATTGGTTCTACAGATCCTCTTGTAAACTTATCTATTTGATAAAAAACCGATTCCGAATAAGTGGTTTTGCCTTCTTCAAAAATTTCTTTGAGGTTTCTATTGTTTTGCCTTATTAACGTGCGTATTCGACCCAACAAAACAATTTTTAACAAATTTGCTATTTGAGGCCGGCATTCATCTAAAATTTTGGTTTCATTGCACTTGTTTCTACCAAATACCACTGTATTCTTTAAACTTGATTCCTCGGCTATCCCGCGCCACCATTCAGTTATATCCCACGTTTTATATGATTGGTTAGGGAGTATCTTTGAACCTAATAACCTTGTTCCACTTTTTCCTTTTTTTTCCGTTAAAAACTCACGTTGTTCAACAAATTTAATCTCGCCCCTTCCACTAGAAGCTTGTACGTGGTTAATAAGATTGGCACTTAGTTCCGCTTCTCTTAACATTCCAGCAGCCTGAGTGCCGGCGCCTGTAGAAAACTTTATATCCATGTGCATCGGAAATAGTTCTTTTTTAGCGCTAAACTTAGTTAAAAAATCAACATCAACTTGAGAAAAAATAAAATTTCTGAATTTCTCATTAAGTTTTGCCATTTTTTGTGGGTCATTCTTTAGTTTGTCATAGCCACTCTGCCATGATTTAAAATAATCGGCTATTTGAGTACTTCTTTCACCAACTTTTTCACCTTTTTCATTAAGTATATCTTTGTAAACACCAATAATATTACCCATAAGAGATATATGCTTATTGTACCATGAATTATTTTCATCTAGATATCCACTTTCCTTTTCTGACAAAAAAGAATACAAACAGGGCAATAATTTTTCTTCCACGTTGTCTATCTTATTTTCATACCCATTGACATAAAAATTATATTCTGAATCAACATCGGCTACTAAAGTTAGAATATTACTAATTGCAAGATCTAGTGTTTCTTTGTATAAATACGGTACGCTGTATTCAAAAGGACAATCCTGCCAACTCTTCGAAGGGTTGGCAAGTTCAAGCTCATTATCAACGAACTCAAACCATTTTTCTAAATCGAACACCATGTCTGAGGTGTGCGCTTCTGCTCCTGTGTACCCAGGCGGGATACTTAATAAAAATCTGTGATTTTCTTTCGGTATTAGTTTTATATATTGCGATATAACTGGAAACAAATCTCCCCCTTCTTCAATCGGTGGATCTCCATACTCAATTGAAAATGGTGAGTCTCCGGGAATATTATATCCAAAAACGATATTATCATTATGAGATGTCCATAATTTTCCAGTATACCACCTTATTGGATCTATTTGATCCGGCGGGGGCCCCATGACCTCGCTGAAGCGGTGGGGGAGCATGAGTGTTGGCTCTCCACTGCTTTCGTCGAGCGTTGTGGTGGCGTGTAATCCAAAATCTACAGCTGTTCTTTTTTTCCCTATACTCATTAATATGTTCCCATTGATCCCATCGAGCCGGCTGAACCGCCACCGCCTAGGGCACCACCTGTTGTGCCACCGACACCTTCAGTTAAATCGCCAACAGATTGCGGGGCCGCGAACTCTTCAACTATTGGAAGTTCGTCAGAGCCTGGAGGTATGAGACGATCTCTTTCTCGTGTTGCTGTTCCTGCTTCTTCTAAAGCCTGAGTTTTTTGTATTATAAAATAGTTATCATACGATGGTATATCTAGACCCTCACCAGCCCTAACGCTTGGTAAGTTCTGATGTTCAAATCTCCTAAGCCTACAAAGAATTTCTGTGTTTTTAAAATCTCTTAATTGTTGCATTGTAGCAGTTCGCCAAACTGGTCGTTTTATTAAAACCCCGTCCTCTGTAGACTTAACATATCCAGACAAAAATTCAACCTTCTGCAACAACAAATAATTGAATATGAAAGCATTTTCAGTTGCGAGATTTGTTGATAAATTTTGAAAATTGTGATTCACTTTGTCATTGTATCCAGCAGCGTCGGCAAGAATCGATTTAAGTTGCAGTGGCATAGCCTCAATAATCCGTTCGTTGATTGCTCTCGTGCGAGCCTTTTTCGGATCCGTCGCAACGCCGGCAAGCTCAAGAAGCTTCTCTATGGTAAACCTCTCTGCATTTCCTAGACGCTGTTGTGGATTTGGTATCGATTCACCTTGATCGCCAATAAAAACCCGGGACATTGGTGCCGGCGGAATTGTCAACGCAAACCCGGAAACCAATTTTGCCAAAAATAAATTAGGATTTTGAGACTCGTTTGGATCCATTATTTCTTCTTTATATGGTTTGGTTTGAACTTCTGCCGGCGCCGTCGCAGCCTTTAATACATCTCCGGTGTTTATAAACCTATCCTCTTCTTTATCTTTTTTTTCGTAAATTAATGATGGTTCAACCATGGTAAGATTAAAAGCTTCAAGAGTCTTCAATAAATTATATTTTATTTTTTGTTTGGCCGGCTTAAGTTTAGAAGTTGTTTTTGTTTCATACTTAGAATTATACAAACCTCCAGTGCTCTTATAGCTGAGAATTTTAGTGGCACACAGATCGTTAATCTCTTTATTCCATAAATCAACTTCCTGATTATTAAAAGAATATTGTTTATTTCCCAAGACAGCAATCGACGGAGAGAGATGAATAGGCGTAGTAAGAATCATTGTGTTTAACGAGACCACTGGTGTGTTGACGTCGCTCGTGAGAGATATGTTGTCATCAACGTTTTTATAATATTTTAACATTTCTGTATTTAATCTTTCTCTAAAAACATTGAGTCCAATGATCTCTAGTCCAGTAGCAGCAGCACGAGATGTAGCAAACTTGGAAGTGGACAGATAATCAAACCCTACGTTTTTTGGTGTATCACTGTCAAATAATTCAGCAAAATATTTCTCTACTTTGAATGTTTTCATTGGTTTTGAGCCAACGTTGCTAGCTGTAGAGCTTCGATCTGAAGAACTGCTTACCATTCTATTACTGGAGATGTTAATCAAGCTCTCTAGTTCTTGCAAAACGTTATTTACAAGCTTTGAGAATAACAACACTCCTCTAGGATCTTTTGCACTGGGATGAGTAACCCTCTTTACAAGACTTCTAGCCCCTCGAAATTGAGATATCAAATGCTTATTGCCTCTAACAAACAAGTCATCTACTATTTCAAAATATACTTGAATCGCCGGCACAACTTTGTCTTCCCATTCTTTTTCAAGATCCAGATTTGGTAAATTATAAACATTGGGTATGTTTAATATATTAATATATTCATCTAATCCGCCAGTCGAGAGAACTGGACTTCCAGATTTCTCTCTCAGCAATCTATTATAACGATTAACTAACAAATCGATTGATCGATCTTCAATTTCTAATTCAATTCCATATTGAAAATGCCCATATGTCTGTTTTGAAACATCAAAATCAACACCAGTGAAGTGTCTGATGTGTTTATAGGCCCGGGGCTCGCGATTAACTACTTTCGTTTCTCTTATCGTTCCTAAATCAGTGCTAATAGTAGAAGGAAATACCGCAATTGTTTCTTCTGTTGTGTTTTTATCAAATATTTTTTCGCTAATAGAGGTCCCGCCGAGCTTATTTGTCCCGGGTAATGGAACAACTCTTCTTCTTTTTACCTTCAAAGACCTTATTATTGTATTGTTTACAATGTTGTTGAACATGCGTTCTGAAACGTTTGAGAAGTATTTTCCAAAAACCGTATTCTCCAATATCAATTTTCGAAAATCTAAACTAAAGAAAAATCTGGCGTTGCCAATGTTATCTCTCGTAACAAAGAAATCAGAAAAATAGGCAGAATTTCTCACAATATCCATATTGTCATTAGTTAATATATTTATTCGATGTGTGCGTGATAAAAACTTGTTTTCTGACAAATCTGGCAAAAGTTGTAAACCTTCAAGACGTTTGACTCTCCTAAAATCTTGTATAACAGTATCACCGCCACTGCCGGCTATTCCATGAATTTCAAAATTATCAACAACTTTTCGATATTCAACACGACCAGACACTTTCCTAAGACTATCTGGCAAATCAATTCCAAAATCCGCATCAGTAAAATCATAATAAGAAAAGATAAAGTATGTTAAATGCTCATGATTAGACGTATCATCTATATTAAATTGAAATTTAAAAGGTATATTCCAGGCTGTGTTTCCATCGGAATCTATTGTCCTAAACTGAGTGCCTTCTCTTTCTTTTAAAATGTCAGTAATCGAAATTTCTTTAGTAGAAAAAAATCTTTGTTTTAGATTTAGAGTGCTCAATTTTACATCAATTGGATTTGATGGTTTGTTTGAAACATTTGGCCGATAACCGGTCCTGCGTCCTATAGGTGCCTCTGCCATTGACAAGGCCGTCATAACAGGGGTATTGGGTTCATCTAGCCAATTTATTATTGCTTCGGTTGTGCCTGACTTAGTACTTTGTATAATCTTTACTTTCAAATACTTACCAAGAAGTTCATCGTTAAGCCAACCAGTTAATAAACCACCAGAATCTATTTCTCGAATAGCGGCGTCTACTGTAACAACGAGACCTGGTTCAATCTGTCTATAAGAATCGATTGCTGCAAATAACTGAACTTGTGGCGGTGTTCTTGTTGTAGTGATGTTGCTCTTTAACGCTGAACGTTTAGAAATGGATCCAGCAGAACTACCTTCTTCTAATGTTATCTTAGAGAAAGAAACAGTAGGACAAAAACTTTCCTCTTGTATGCACTCGGGCATATTACAATTTACTCCTCTCTATCCAACAGACTTACCATATTAGAAGAAATATCACCATCAGCCCATAAATCAAAAAAATATTCCACTTGATCGGTATCTATGGGAGGTGACGAGCTTAAATCCGGAGGATCTAAAAGAATCCCATTTTTAACTACTGGTTTTTCTTCTGAAAAATACAAAGGAAAATCAATGTTTCCATTCTGATCGGTAACATAAACTTCAATGTCGAAATTATCCTTAGTTAGAGGCACGTTTTCTTCTTTTATCGTTAACAACAAATAATCTTCTTTCACATCTAAATATGTTCCATCTTCAAAATCGTTTGATCCTTCTTCATCGGGGATTATATTTTCGTCCGAACTCTTTGCGGAAATATAAAAAGTAACGTCTTTTAAATTAATTTGTGGAATTTTTTGTGTAGAATAAATCTGATCGCCGGCACCACTTATCGTTGTCGTTGAACCCGAAATTGATCCCGCAGCAAATCTTATATTAAATGCAGGTGCCTTATCTCCTATCAAATATGAATTTCCCAGCGGTGCAGCAGTAGTATAGTGCTTCTCTGGCGTTTGTTGTATCTTTTCTTTATATTCAGTAAAATTTGTTCGCTGCAGCACATTTAACTCTTCAAGTTGATCAACACTGTGAAAGAGATATTGTGTTTTGCTGCGAGGAGTTTCATCAAAAATTCTATCTTCAATATTGTTTTGTGTTTCAAGTACACTTCCTGAAGCATATCTCTGATCATATATTATATCATCATCATAAAAAGCATAATAAACTGGTTTAAACTTGCCTTGCGAAATCAAATATTTACCATATTGCGTTAATTGAAGATCAATAACATCTTCTTTTTCATTGAAAAAAATCATTTAGAATACCCTCGACTAAAAGTATCAATAGCTCTGATTATGGCTTTTTTACCACCGGATTGAGCAAATTTTTCAGATGACAGTGTAACAGAAGTTGTCGTCCCTGGCCGGGCCAATATTACTTCTGTTGTCTGTGGTTGTAGCGGTGAAATCTGCAATGGAGTAGCACTTCCGATTGATACATCTGTTTCCATCTTAACCAATTCAACCAATGAAAAGAAATCATATGGCCAATTATAACTATAAATAGAATCATGATCTCTCGATCCTTCAGTGTTACCATATCTAGAAAACGATTGACGTTTTTCGTGCCAAACAGATTTTCTAATTTTGTTAAAATAATTCTTTTCCGCTCTTTGTTTCACTTTAAATACCTTCCAACGAAGTTCATCAGGAACTTCATCTTCAAATTTAAAAAATTCTTTTTCTAACATTTGATGTTGAATCGAAACGGTGTTCGCCTTAAAAGATGTGCCAATGTCTGGTGGTAGATTCTGCCACATATCAGTTAAATCTTTTCTCGTTAGCTTGTGTTCAAATTCAAAAATATACATAACGAAAGGATCAATTCCTGATTTTCCACCATATCTTGCTTCTCCCGATCGCGAAGTTGTGTCAAAAGTTAAAAAGTCCATCTCCGGAGGAAATATATATTTTGTCATAGCATCGACCATGTTTACAATTGTATCTCCAACTTCTATATCCGATTCATAATCCACAGACATCTTTAATTTCAGTTTAGCGGCTGCAAATTGTTCTTTTGAAATTTTAAAAAACTTACGTTCTCCATTCTTTTCAATATACGGCACCGCCACTACCGCCTCTCGAACTGTAAAAGATTCGCCGGCGGTGCCAAGTCGAATTGGGGTTTTCGCAAATCCAACCAAATCTGCCAAAGATCCAGTCAGTGTTACATTAGTTAATTCATTCTTGTCGAGATCCTGCACTTCTAAATATATTCCTTGTTGAGCCGTTGGTTCGGAGCCATATTGATGCCACATTCCCCGAGATACAGAGCCAGAACCAGATGCCGGCAAAGTAACACTAACATTTGAAAAATCCAATATCGGTGTTTCCCACTTAGGCTGGATTGACCAAATGTTTGGTGTATTTTCATCTTGCAGAACCTCTTTTGGCCTTCCCGTCAGTGCATCAAAAACTGTACTATCAAGCTGTGTCACTACATCAAAATTAATTGACGCGGATATGTGCATTCTTGATCCACTAGCAGGAGATGGAGAGGTAACAAACTGTGTTCCAATTCTATAATAGGAAGCAGATAATTGAGAAACGATCTCATTTAAATAATAGCGCCTGGTATCAGTTGGCTTAAAAGTTAACTCAACTTCTGAATATCCATCATAATAAGGTGGAGTAAATGGTTCGTAGCTTTCTTGACGATGTATACCGTATGCATGTGTTGGTGGACCAAAAGCAGACGGTCTGTCATACATAGTCATAGTCGGGTTTGTCAGTTGAGAACCAGAAGACCAATCAAAAAATACAGCCGGAAGAGAATCCAAAATTTGTTTCTTTCGCGATAACTTACCAGAACGAAGAACAACCCTCATTTTATATATTTTTGACGCGTCGGCATTAAAATGTTTTGGATCATTATCCGGATATGATACTAATGTAGTCACGTTGTTGTTATTCAGGTATAAATTAATACTTTCTGCCAAGAAATTATTCATTGCCAAACGGTATAGCGAATCTCCGTTTCCATTCCATTTTGCGATTGAGTCCAGTGAAGCAGACCGATGTGGTTCCATATCTTGTAATGGAACAGTTAAATAATTCTCAGGTTCTATTAGTGCCTCAAACGGTATTCTGACGTCAAAACTTGAACTAATTCTAGCACTACTTGTAAGAGATCGCAAGTCTAAATCAGGTTTTAAAGAAGCAGCCGGTTGTGGAAAAAACGGCTTAGTTGAATCACAACTACCCAAACCTCCAGTTATATTAAATGAACTGGTCATTTGAGGCCAATCGACTGCGATTCCAGATTTAATTGAATTATAGAGAACACCAGGCCCAAATAATGGCGCAATGAAAGTACGCCACGAAGGCTGTGTTCCAAAAGTATAAGGTATTGTACCACCAAACTCGTTCACATTATCAGCATAAGACTGCGAAAACATCGTTGCCAGCTGTAATGTTCTGTCGGCCGGATAAAAGCCGTCATACGGCAAAAACTTCATCAAAGCTTTACAACGAAGAGTTAGTGTCTTATCTTTCTCAAAAGGTTTGTGATCTTCTTCTATTACATCAAAATACTTCAAGAAATCGGAATGACTATATGTTACACAAAAATCATCATTTGCACTTGACGTTATAGATGCTCCCTCTAAAGTCAAAAACCCCGAATTGGCAGCCAAAAAGTTTTCACTCTTTTCGTTCACATAATAGTTCATGTGTTCACTTATACGAAATTCCGGAACAATCGAGTAATCCTTTCCAATTCCTCGCATATTTTCTTGATAATGGCCATATGAATCATAAAACGGTGATTTTCCAGACTGAGTGCCGGCTTCCCATAAAGTATCGCCGGCAAAATAACCAAGTTCTTGACCAGTTACAGAATTATATTCAGGCGTTCTTCTAGCATAAATGGGGCCGGCTGGGCAGGAAAGAAACCTCTTCATACAATTTGTGTTTGGTGTGTCATTTGTGTCTAACAAAGTTTGATATCGAGCAAGAGGAGTTGAAAGGAGAGAACTGCTACCATACAAGTATCCCAAAGGATATCCTCTTCCTACGTTAGTATAGGGTACTTCATTTATCCAAAGAACGCCGGAGCCGCGAGGGTTATTACGTGCTACTTCATTAATACAATAACCATTGGAACCAGCAATGATATCCACTTGATTGAATCTAAACCATGCATCCAAACCTTCAGGGCCGTGATGAAAAACCCCGCCCGAACCAGTGACAGATTCTAGAAAACTTGCTGTAGCATGATAATACGGATCGAGAGTACCAGAAACAACAGTCTTACTCATTTGATCGTGAATATAGACATTTGAAGTTGCACTGTATGTTTGGTCGCGACAATCATCACCCATACGATACCAAGCTAACAATTGCTGGGATCCCGTACTAGACGGTACAGAATACAGAGAATGCTCGAACAAATTAGTTGGCGATCCCGAATTGTACAGTTCAAGTGCTTGAGCATCAGTGAAAGTGAGGTTCCACAATGAAACTTCATCGATGAAGCCTGTAAAGGGTGCGATCGTACCAGAACCCAAACTACTAGTAAAGGGGTCGAAGTTGGGGTGGGCACCTATGAACATCTTCGTCGAGGCGCCGGTTGTGCCAAATGTCTCATTGGTTGAACTACTAACAAGATCGCCGTCAACGTACAACCTAAACACATCAGAGCCGTCTGCAACGCGATTGGCACTAAAGAGGGCATGATGCCAGTAGTTGTCGGCGTAACCCTCACCAGTACTAAGACGACCAGCAACAGAAGACGAAACAAACTCGGTAACAACAGAACCGGAACCGTCGACATATAAGATCATATCTTTGGCGTCAGTTGTCCAAAGAACCTGGTTTCGATCCTCTTGAAATGGTGTGCGAAACCACAACGAAACCGATGCTGAACCAACTGTCGTCATGTCATAGTAAGATAACAAAGGCATTTTGTCTATTGTGTTGGCATCATCGATTTCTATATAAGTCGACGCGGTGTTGTTAAGACCTCTACCAAATAATATAGATCCTGAAAAATATTGTGATAAATCCGTTGGACAACTATCATTGTATAAGTCGTATATAGGACCAGAAGATGCAGTGTGATCAGTTGTGCTAGCTGTCAGAAATGTATTCCAAAAGCTTACTTCATCGATGAGACCTGGAAAAAAACCTTCAAGTAGTTGGCTGCCGGATGCCCACGCTCCAATAATCGGATTACTAGAGGCTGTATACCCCGTCCCAACTATAGTAGAGGTGCTCTTCCATGCTCCGTCTAACCAAAGGTATTTTTGATCTCCATCGCTAGCTAAAACAGCATGGTGCCATTGATTATCTACAACACTTACACCACTATCAGCTCTCAAGACCACTGTGTCGGTACCGACAGTACCAATAAGATGGCCATTACTCTTGTTGATTGCAAGATAATATTGGGCCAATGGATAATCCGCCGTATCAACTTTAGACACTAAAACCCATTCATTATCCATTTCGGTATAATCAGAAGAGTCTGTTTTAAACCACATCGAAATTGAAAAACTCGCGCTAGCGTGATTACCTTCCGATGGATAATTAAGCCAATCAAACAAGGTTTGAGTCGGCAGTAACTCCACATATTCATCTACCCCATTTAACTTCAATGAAGCTTGATTAATTAACTGTGCAGTTGTGCAGGCAGCCCCCATGTGAAAAGTTGTGTATCCGTTCTGCAATTCTCCAGTGCCATCAGTTTGTCCCCCAATAACATTACTAGTTGTAAAACTATCTCTGGCATCCAGCATCCACATACTGGAAGTTTCAATTGTATATCCTTGTGAATTTTGGGCATCGAATTGTTGTCTATCTTCTCTATCTTCTCTCCAGAAACTAACAGTGAAGTTTTCTCGTTGTCGTGTTCTGCCGAGAAATGTATTGATTTCTCTCGGATAAACGGTTTCTTTGTATATCAATCCAACAAATTCTTCTTCTTCGGAATCAGCATTGTTGTATACGTTAAAAAACTCATCATAAATCGTGCGCACAGATGAAGGATCAAGAGCTAATCTGTTGTTCAGTTTGACATATGAAAACATATTCTTATTGTTTCCGTGTGTATACTGATACCAATGAGAGCTTGGAGCATCTTTTTGTTTAATGCTATGTTGAATCGGCATAAACTTGCTCGTTACCGGTGGTTCATTATAATGTGTGAAGCCGAGAGCTTTGATTCGAGGCGACTTTTCTCGACGTGGCTTTTCATTCTTTTTTGGCTGCGTCGATATAAGCGATTCATAAACCGCAGTGTCGGGCAAGCGACCTGGAACATCTTGAACAGATAATATATTGGTCGATCTGTGCTTTCTCGCAATGGGATGCTCACCGGTTCTCATTTGTTTCCAAGAAGGATGCTGATAAGGGCCATTGCGATGAAGCATTATAGCATTGAATGTTTCTGCATCAACACTCATTCCTCCAAGATCGCCAACATATCCACTTGGAAAGCTCGAAGCACTCAATAGATTGTCGCTTGAGCTTAAACCATTAATAATGATTGTACTATATCCAGCATACGACGTAGAAATTCCATTGGTGTTAGTAACTTCGCTAGCACTGACAAAGTTATATGCCGGCACAACCCCTTCAGCAGAAGAAGATACATACCCATCTTCAGGAGCGTGCCCAAAGGTCTCTGCTTTTGCTGGATAAGGATTTGATGCATTAATGGACGCAGTTATCCAACTATATTGAAGATCACTTCTCGGAATTGGGTGAGATACCCAATAGTTATCATATACTGATGCGGTTACAAATGCCATATTAACTCTTTACTATAAATATCACGCTTCTTCAATTCTCTTTAAAGGATTCCTATTTACTTTGTGATACGAACCTACTGGATCCGCCCATTGACTATCAAAACCAAGTTGACCGCAGTGCCTCGTCAGTCTCGTTCTTAAGCCTTCGCGATCTCTTGCTGAAGATATTGTAGTGTTGCCCTCAATACTCATTCGAATCGTTCCTACTTCTCCACTTCCACTAGAACGCACAGAAAGGTTCCTATAAGGCAACGCATTGTGAACCGAATACTCCTCTGCCATTATATCCAGAAAGCCCTTAGAACTGATTTCTGGGCCTCCTGGAGCAGAAAAGCGACTAACGATTACTGAGTTGGATCCCGTTAGATCTCGACGAGGCAGTGTGAACTCAGTTCCATTCGATCCGGTATCAAAACGATTCGAAGATGTTTGACCGAACACATTGCCGGCAACCGAAGTTATAACACCAACTAGCGTATGAACATGTGTTGTTGTTGGAAGCTCCGTATCAAACCTGTTTGGCAGCGAAACACCGTTGTTATCTTTGAAATATGCATTGTTTGCTGTTCTGCCGGCGGCTGCGACCACATTCCAATTTGATTCATAGTTACCAATTCCAGAACCAGTAGTTTGCTGAATGTTTCTTATATTGATAGGGCGCTTAACAAACTCCTCACGTATTCGTGTGGCTCGTGGAGTATCCTTGTCGTGTGAACCTGTTGAAGTATAAGTCGGGCCCACAATACCCATAGCAGGTTCCAAACCGCCCAAAAGAATATACCAAGCCTCTGTTCTAGTATCTTGGTCATGCAAGTTGTTTGTGGTCGACAATGAAGAATTATACTTGTTTATCGCAACGTGCCTGTGTTGCCGGCCTCCAACAAATTTCTCTGTGAATGGACCCTGCATTGGCACATCCTTGTCATCTCCATAAGTATCCACATGAAGATTGGTGAAATCCATTCCCCCGATAATGTTTCCAAAACTAGAAGTCGCGATTTCGCTGACATACCCAGTAGTTACAGAAGAACTGTGAATGTTAAACGGAAGCAGTAAATCACCCTTTCCATATTCATATCCGCCGGCCGAACCAGATTCACGAGAATTTTGGACGTTGTATATATATTTTCTCTTTTGATTTGGAATCAATATGTCACTGCAACCATCAAAGTTGTTTATCCCTGAAGCGTCGACAAACAGATAATTAACCGAAGCAGTCACGCCAAGAAGAGGAAGTTCTTCTACATCACCAAATATCTCCGTTGCAATGCTAACATATTCTATTTTCTTGTTTTTGTGAAAGTTAACGCCGCCATGGATTTGTTGACTTTCATTAACATTTAATTTATATGGTTTCGTAAATCTACGAATTGCATATGTTGAGCCGGCATAAGAAGTTCCATCTGTTTGAGAAAAATTTGGAACTGATCCACTTCTGTGTCTGTCAGCATCATTAAAAGTTTCTCTCTGAGAATCGACGGTCGAATCGCCAGAAGCTATAACCGTATTAGTTCTCTCTGTTCTTTCTCGCCACCAAAAACAGTTATCACTCTCGGCATTGGTAAGCGGTACATGAGCATATTCCCAATCATATAAAAGCTCTGTAACACCCCTTAATCCAGCTTCTGGATCTTTTTGTTTGAATTCTAATGTTGGGAACTTGGTCCAATACTTGTTCCTCTCAAGAACATGGCTTTCTACCATATTTCGAAGTCTATCAGACATGTTAGCCGAAGCCGGCGTCAACTGAAAAACCATTTTAGAAATTGCAGAATCGATCCACTTGTAGAAATTGATATATTTTTCTAAACTTGGTACATTTCGAACTCTCTCATAAAAAAGTTGGCGTATTTTTCCCAAGTCTTTGTAATCTTGACGATATCTGTTGACCGGTTCACCAATCAAATTATTAAAATCAATAATTGTGGCAAAGAAGTTGATCATCTCTTCTGAGATGGTCTGATACATGCTCTTTTCTACGGCAAAAAAGTGTGTAATTGGTCTGCTTTCTCTGGTAAACCTCTCATCATCTTGAGTAAGAATGTTGACCATATTGTCACTACTTATATTTTCTGGTAATCTCTGTTTTGCAGAATAAAGAAACTCATTACTTATTGAACTTGTAGCGCTAACTGGAAAGAACTCACCTCTGCCGGCATGTTGACTTTTGACTACATTTCCGAACCAACCATATCTAGATGTCGTGGCAACAGAACCAGAAGAATAATCTTGAACTGTAAAATCACCACTTGCGTCGGATCCAGTTACAGTGTCAAAGTCCCAATGTAAAGCCAGTGTTTCCATAGATGGAACGTGGACGCCAGATAAGCTTGTTTTTGTAAGACCTATATTTTCATAAGGATGTTCTGTTCCAAAGTTGCTGGCATCGCGGGCGTGAGCCTTAATAGCATCATTAGAGAGATAACTTTTCCAATATCTAGCTGAAGATATCTTGACATCACTCTGTTGTATCACGGAACCAGTAAAATTAGTTCTATGAGCGCCGAGATATATGCGCTTGTTGGAAGTATTCGAAGGATCAGATGAAATACCAGTAGAAGTCAATGCTCCGGAAACATAAAATTCATTAACAACTTGATCTAAAACAGAATTTACACCATAAAACTCAACATAAGAGGCAGTGGCGTTAATTGAATTAACCACTAAATCGTTTAATTTTCCACCTTTAACTAAGCCGGCGTTATTTGTCTTGTCTATATAAAATCTAACAGCAAAATTCCATTTTTGATTTTCATAAACATCTTCATAAAAAGAAGATGTCAATGTTGGCCAGCCAGCCAAAGAAGAAGTAAGCACGAATTTTACATTCTTTGATTCTGGTTCATCTCTAACAGAAAAAACCTGAAAATTGTTATTGTCGTTTGCTTCCCAAGTAAAATCAGATGAATCTTCAACTGCTTCATGAACTCCAAATAAAGAAGAAGACACAAATGGCGTTACATAATATCCATCTGCACCCAAGTCAGCTTTAACAGGGAATATAACTTCTGTTTCCAGTGTCCACGGCACGTATAATTCACGGGTGACATTGGCTTGATCACTACCGCTAATATAAGACAATGTGCTGTTCGCGTCAGAAGAAGCAGATTGATACACAGTGGCACTAAAACGTTCTGGGTGATTAAAAGCTATATATTTTTTTCTATAAGCCGTAGAACGATAATTATCTTTTAATTCATATGTAGTGTTGTCTGCATAGAGGTTAATTTTTATTAACTCGTCATCAACCCCAAAACACCTAATTAGATTTCTGAAAGCTTTTTCTGTGCCCTTTGATTTATAGATATAAACTAAATTATTATAAATATTTTTATAAATAATGTTTTTTAAATCATAGAGTTTCTTGTCAAACTCTCTTACTTCATCTCGGTTGGCAAAGTTTTCTAGTATCGTTGCCTGTGTAAACACATCCGATGAAACAAAACCAGTATTAGTTAACAACTTCTCAGTAAAAGGAAAAGGTTTAAAACTAGAACTAGTATAATCCACATTCTTAAGTTTTGGTAAGTTTTCAATTTGAAGATGGAGAGTGTCAAAATAACTACCAAGAACTTGTGTCAGTTTTTTTAAAGTTTGGGCATCACTATCTTCTTCGGTAATCCACGAAGGCAAAGTATGATATATGCCGGCGTTGTTTTTTAAATCGTGCGTTGATCCAGAGCTTTTAAGCATAGTTAGCAATGCATCAACGTTTGGATGAGAAGAATAAATAATTGGATCTTTAAATTCTGTACTAGAAGCAGTGGCTAAAACTATTGCAGACCCTGTATTCCTAGAACTATCCCCGACGTATCCTGTCCAAGTACCATTTGAAACACGGCCGGAATAATCTAAAACAATTGAATCAATCGAAGAATTTGTTGTTATACCTTCGTTAAACTTGTAATAGACCCCAAGATTAACCGGATTATCTTCATTATATTTATTAGATATCGTGCCAGAATACGCGACATCAGTGTTTGTCCCTCCTCCAACTTGTGTAAACCAGTATCTTCCAATGTCTTCAGAAGTTCTCTTCGCAGTCCAATAACGAAATTCATCCAAAGAACCGGATAATTTTCCATATCCTTCTCCAATGCCGGTTCCAATAAAAGCATTTCCAGATGGAGAAGTCCTTAACGCTCCAATGTTTGCAATTAAAGAACCAGTAACCTCACCAATAGTACTCCCAGTGTTTAAAGTATGATCCAAAATGCCGTTTAAATAAAACTTTGTTTGAACGACACTCGAAGAATTGATAAATGTAAAAGCAAAATGGCTCCAGTCGGTTAAAGTACCGGTCGTTGGCGTAGAACCAATTAGTTTCTGATAGTATCCGCTTGTCCCCGATTGAACAGTAACTAAAAATGGCGAACCACTAGTGGCGCCGGTTAATTCAATTGTTAAGCGACCATAATCCGCACTTGAACTAAGTTCTCCGTTCCATAAATCAAAAATGACCTCTTTTTCTGTTGAACTGGTTGTAAATGCCGGTTTTTTCAGCCAAAACTCAACCGAAACACCATTATCACCGTCAAGTGCTGTGTTTGACTTTCTTCTGGTAACTGAATCATAAAAGTTTGCTTTTCCTTTATGTACACCAGGAAACGATTTTGCTATTGTTGTGGCGTTTGGATCTAGATGGGGTCCGCCTTTAAGTTGAATATATTCATGACCAGGTGAAGCTGATGAAGATGGTGCGCCATATCCACCAACCAAAGAACCAGATAACGTTCCCCACCCATTAACAGAAAAATTAATATAACCATTTGTTCTTGGATATTTATTTTCAAAAATATATTTGTCGAGATAAGAAGACTCGTTGTGCCACTCTATTTTTTCTTTTAAGGATCCGTCATATGGATAGGTTTTATAGACTCTGGTTATAACATCTTCATAATATTGTTCTGCGGAACCATATCTGGCAAAATTGGAAGCGCTGGAAAAATCAACGTGAGGTATAAACCGGTCTTTTTGCTCAACATAAGTTGCAACATATTCAGGCGATTCAATTTCTCTGCCCAATTCATCAAGACTTTTGGCTGGAGTTACTGTGCTGTGGCCTTTATCTGAGTTAAAATAATCCTTTACACTCATATTTACTCAACCCTGAATTTGAATACATGTGGTTGTTCCTTATAAAAACCGTTTGGTAATTTATAAGTCAATTTTATACCATACATGTAGTCTTTTTCTAGAAGTGAAACTGGAAGGTCAAAATAGTTTCCCGATACGTCAAACGAAAGTCTGGTATAGTTGAGAGATCCAGTTCCATACTTGACAACATCCAAATCATCAATTGTTCTAATAATTCTGTAATAAGCATCTTCTATAATCAAATTGTCAGGATCTGACTTGGCCTTTGTATATATGGTCGGACTCCAATCTTTCTGTCTCACATATAATCTAAATCTTGCCTCTTCATGTCGCGAATAAACACTCTTGAGGTTTGTTATCGTCGTAACATAACTAGGACTTGGATTATAATCCGAAGAACTAATCGTATTCACTGTTATTCCAGAACCAGTATGATATGCAGTAGGGGTAGATCCACTATGCCAAACAGGAAAAATCGTTGTCGCTGAACTAGTGTATGCGAACGAAGCCGAATAAATACCCGTAGACACATAAGTACCCGTAATGTTTAAATCATTATTAGTGACAACTCCACCACCAATTGGCAGTGTATATGCAGTCCCAGAAGTAGTAGTATTACTAGTGGAACCGGAATAAACACTGACCATTATTTTTCCTTCCCCCACGCCTGGTATGTTCTTCAATTGCCCTCTTACATTATTGTATAAATAAATGGTATTAAGGTTGTCTTCTGCTGAAAATAATGAACTACTAAGATAAAAACTGCCGGCATCATCTTTGGTTGAAGAATCCCATCTTGCTTCAAGTACGGGGCGTTTATACCAAAACTCTGTGCCTCTTGCAAAAAATTTCTTTGTGTAATAAGATCTAGTTTCAGATTCTTGAGCATCGGGAAACTTGACAATTACACCATAGTTGTCTTTTGAACCAAGAACATTTCCTGCGCTATTAACCCACTGCTCAACCAAAGGTGTAATATCAAGTTCAACGTCTTCTGTTCCATCATCAAATGAAGCAGTGAAAGAAGACGAAGAATCAGTATAATAATCACCGCCGGCAGTCGTCCAAGTTACACCAGATGACGCATTTTCCCAGTTTGCGCCGGTCTCATCATACGTCAAATCAGTATAATTTTCCATATCCAGTCCAGTTCCCTCTTCCCAAGAGCGAGAAACCGCCGAGATAATCAAATTAAAGTTCTTTGGTAGAGTTTGGCTGTGACGAGCATTATACAATCTCAAATAGAAACTTACACTTCCACTAGCCGGGATTGTGCCGGCAGTACGATCAGTGGAAAAGTCTGCGATCGGAAATTGAGTTAAAAACCTCATACTTTCAGTAGAAGCACTAGACGCCTGGCCGTAGATCGTAAACGCTTCAGAAACATCAGAAGCACCCATACTAGAACCGGTGCCTCTTGTAGATAGGTCTGATTTAAAAGCATTCGTTATTGTGGTATCTGCTGAAGCTATATATCTTCTAATGGCCATTATTTAATAGCTCCTTTAATATCTTTGAATAAATATTTTACTTCAAAAATTACATTTTCTGGTGCATATATAATATTTTCATCTGCAGAAGTAAAATCTTCAATGTTATATACCACTGATGAATAACCAGTTCCAAGAACATTTGTGATCTTAACTTGTTCTACGTCTGATATGCCTCTAATCTTATTAAGCTTATTATATATATCTGTAACAACCAGATTTTCTCCTATATCCATCTTTACAGAAAAATGATCCCTCAAAGTTACAATTGCTTCATTCAAAACAACAAATTTATCAAACTCTAAATTTGCCGTCGCGACAAAATCAATTTTAATATTAACAATT